GCGGCACACTTACCGTCGACGTGGAAGAGCTCTACAAGAAGGTAAGGAAACAGGCCGACGAACAGGCGCCTCCCGCGCCAACGGAAGAACCGAACCTGAAAGCCGCAAGGGACTTGCTGGCAGAGCGTAAGGAGGTTATCGGAAACAAGACGCGAGAGGGGTACCTGAAAGGCAAGGTGCGTGCACTGGCGAAGAAAACGCCCATGTCGCACGAAAAGACGGTAGCCACCCTGGATATCATCGCTACCCGACTGGACATGGACGACCTGCAGTTCATGGAAGAGGCGCCGGCACCCAAGGCTGAACCCGCCGACAAGGGAGATAGGGCGACTGCTTATTTCCGGGGCGACCTAGCGGAATACACCGGCAATACCGAGACGATACATGGCCGACTGTTCTATGAAGTGAAGGTATTGGAGGGACCGGACAAAGGAAATCTCAAGGTTATAACGGACCCTCCGGGCGGAGACAAGACACCGCCCAAGCAACAGGAGAAGAAACCTGTAACGCCTCAGATCACGCCGCCCAAGGCTGAACAGGAAGAAAAGTCCGACCTACCGTCATTCACCAAAGACGAAATCCTGTTTGACGAACACGGGCAGCTTCACCGTGTCGAGGGAATGGACGAGCGGGGCAATCATATTCGGGTAACGCGCAATCCGGATCAGCTATCCGAGCGCGTGATTCTGATGCGTGAGGACAGGTTCAACCGCTTGCGCCAGGAGGATAAGGAATATCGGGAAAGCATCAAGCCACCGGAGAAGAAATCAAAGTTCCATGCTGGCGACGACAGCACCAACGACGCGATAAGGGAGCTGCGCGGTCTTTCCCACGATGAGGACCAACCCGGCGATGTGGCATTGGGCAACAAGAAGTATGTGAGTTTCGATGACGCCGTACGCGTAGCCCGCGAAGGAATCGACTCAGGAGAGGTCCAGGCTGTACCGTTCCAGGTAGTGAACCGGCTTGACCTGACATTCCGCGACGTGGACCGGGTAATAGCAGCCGCGACCACTGCTGAAAAACCAGCCGAGAAGCCCGTATTTGCCAAGGGCGAACGTGTTTCATTCCGTACTACCATCGGACGCGAGCATCAAGGGAAGGTAGCGCGGGACACTTTCGGCGTCTCGCTGGTACTGGTTAAGGCAGATGGCGACAGCAAGCCGCTTTATGTGGATCAGGACAAGATAACGCGCCTCGATGTACCGAAACGCAGACCCGAGGCAAACCCGGATGCCGAATGGTGGAAGGGATTGACCGGACAGGGCAGAAGGCTCGTGATGCAAGCGGCGGGCGTCGAGCTTCCCGATAGTGTGTTGTGGAACTTCATCAAGGCGGAGGTCAAGGCGAAGCTGCTGGCGCACAGGGGCGCAGCCGAAGAAAAGCCCGCGACCAAGCGCAAGGCGGAAATCGTGGACAACGGGGATACCAACCCGGGCGAGTTCATAGTCCGCGAGGGCGTGCAGAATCATGGGCGCTTCTCTATTGGGGCGAAGGGCACACCTACCGGCGTCAAGTATTTCTTTGACAACAGCGAAACGCGCGGGCTGGTTGATGAAGCCATTGCGGAATTCATCAGGGAACGCGGCGCGACCAAGCCACCGGAAGCCGACAAGCCGCCTACCCTGGCAGAGCTCAAGCAACTACTCCTGGATTCTCAGAACAGGCTGGACAACCAGATTGTTCAGGATGACAGGCTGATTCAAAAGATTGCCGCACTCAAGAAAGCCGTAGCGGAAGGCGAAGCAGACGAGCGCAAGGCAAAAGCCAAGAAGGACTTGGATGATGCACTGGCCGACCTGGGCGATATCTTCGGCAAGGATATCCGCAGCAGCATACTTCCCGAACAGGAGCACAAGCTAATACCTGTGCTGGCGCGGGTAATGGATGCCGCCCTGCGCATGGGTTACTACAAGTTCAAGGATGCCTCCAGGTTCGTGCTCAAAACCATCCGGGCAAAACTAGGTGACGACGTTGCCGACCAGTTGACCATAGACCACCTGCAGGGCGCCTATATCAGCATGGCCGGAAAGTACAAGGATGAGGGCGCGGACAGCAAGAAAGACGTGATCGGCGTGGAATCCCTTGACGAGATTGGGGACGGTGCTACGATAGACGAAACGGACACCAAGGGAGCGCAAAATGAGAACCGTAATGAGCCGGGTACGGCCCCTGGCACAACAGGCGATGGACCACTGGAAGGAGCACCTCCCGAAGAAGTACCGGGAGTTGAAGGCGGCGGGGCAACTGGAAGCGGAAGCAACGAAGGCAGCGGAGCGGACGATGGACGAACAGGCGACGCTGATGGAACAGGGGTACCCCCCGGAGGAAGCCTGGGCAGTGGTACGGGAGAAACACCTGTTCCAGCCGGAGGAACCGGGAACCTCGGAGGAAGCACCGGCGAGCCCGCAATTCCGGGAGGCGCAACAGGCGCAGATGATGCTCAACCGGATAATCCAGGAAGAGTAGAGGCCGGCGACTATCGCATAACCGAGTCAACGCGTCTCGGTGAGGGCGGCGCCAAGGGTAAATACAAGGGCAACGTGGCCGCTATTCGCCTGATGCGCGAATTGCTCGATTCAGGGCGCAAGGCCACCCCGGAAGAACAGGATACGCTTGCCCGCTATGTTGGATGGGGCGGAATCCCGCAAGCATTCGATAAAGACAAAGCCGATTGGTCCAAAGAACACAAAGAGCTCAAGGCACTGCTTACGCCGGAAGAATGGGAAACGGCGGTAGAGTCTACTCAGTACGCGCACTACACTTCTGAAAACGTCATCCGCTCGATGTATGACGCCGCGGCGCACCTGGGCTTCGGCGGCGGTACCATCCTTGAGCCGGGATCCGGCGTAGGCAACTTCATAGGGCTGATGCCCGACTCCATCCGCAATAAAACCCGATTCACGGGCGTAGAGCGCGAGAGCATCGCGGGCGGAATCGCCAAGCTGCTATACCCGAACCAGAACATCCAGCAAGCCGACTTCACCGCATTCAATGCGACGGACGGCTATTTTGATTTCGTCATCGGCAATCCGCCCTTTTCCGATACCAAGCTGACGGACATATCCGGGCGCAAGCACCTATCGGGCTTGTCCATTCACAACTACTTCTTTGCAAAAGCCGTCGACATGCTGCGCGACGGCGGAATTCTGATGCAGGTTGTGACGAGCTCCTTCATGGATGCCAAGCGCGACAAGGCACGTAACTACATCGGGGAGCGTACTACCCTGCTAGGCGCTATCAGACTGCCCAACAGCGCATTTATGGGCAATGCCGGTACCGATGTTACAACCGATATCATCTTCCTGCAGAAGCTACCGGAATCGCAGTGGAGTTCCAAGGTGGCGAAGGAGGACGCGCAACGCTGGCAGGGATTGGGCGAAGTCTTTGACCCGCTAGGCGGGGCAAAGATACCCATCAACCAGTATTTCGTGGATCACCCGGAAATGATGCTCGGCACCATGCAGCGCGTGGGCGGGCGTTATCACGAGGATATGCCGGGACTCGTGGCGCACCCTGGCAACGTCGGGAAAATGCTGGCCAAGGCGATATCGAAACTGCCCGCGAACGTGTACGTGGATATAGCCAAGGCCAATACCGGGGCAATGGAGGGCGCACTGGCGGAAGCCATGGCCAACCTGGACGTGGAAGTAAACGGCTATTTCGTGCGCAACGACAAGCTCTACCAGCGCGTGAACGATATTGCCGGCGAACAGCGGGCAGTGTTGCTTACGCCCAATACGCAGTGGACCGAAAAACAACAGCTCGGGGAGAACAAGCACGCACGGCTCAAGAAAGTATCGGAACTGCGCACCACCTTGCGCCAGTTGATCAATGCGGAGCGCAACGGCGACGAGAGCATGAAGGAGCTACGCGCCAAGCTGAACGAACAGTACGACGAGTTTGTGAAGGGCGGGCTGATACACGACAGGGGCAGCATCCAGCTATTCGGTGACGATCCCGATTTCCCCTTGCTCGCCTCCCTCGAGCGGAGCTACGACGCGGGGATTTCAGAGGGCGCGGCCAAGAAACAGGGAATCAAGCCGGTCAAGTCATCCGCGAAGAAGGCCGACATTTTCACCAAGGCAGTTGTCAGCGTGCGTGAAGCCGTGGACAAGGCGGATACGCCCGTTGATGCCCTGATGATAGCCATAGCGGAGAAAGGCCGCATCGACGCGCCATTCATCGGGGAATTACTGGGACGAGACGGCGCGGAAGTGCTGGAAGAACTGACCAAGGGCGACGAGCCGGCACTGTTCAAGGATCCAGAGAGCGGCGGATACCTGCTGCGCGACGAGTACCTTTCAGGGAACGTGCGCAAGAAGTACGCACTGGCGCAAGCGGCAGGCATGTACGACAACGCGGACGCCTTGAAGCGCGTGATACCAGAGGATATCCCCTCGCATGAAATCGTGGGGCGCCTGGGTGCGCCCTGGGTACCTTCGGAAGTCTACGAGGATTTCATTCGCCACATGCTAGGCGACCAGACCCAGGTGCAGGTGCGGTACGTGAAGGCACTAAGCAGCTTTGCGATTCAGGTGATGGAAGCCTCCGACGTGTCCAACTGGAACACCTACGGCGTGGCCGCATCGGGCGAGGATAGACATGCCGGCAAATCCGCGGTGGAGATTATTTCGGCATTGCTCAATAACCGCCAGATAGCGGTACGCACAAGGCCGGACCGGGAAGGACGTACGGAGCTCGTGAAGGATGCAACGGACGAGGCCAACGACAAGGCGGCAATCCTGCGCGAGAACTTTACCGACTGGCTGATGCAGGATGCGGACCGTGCGGAGAAGGTGGGGCGCATCTACAACGACACGGTAAACAACTATGTAGAGCGCAAGTTCCTGGGCAACATCCTTAAATTCCCAGGCAAGGTACCCGATAGCATCATCAAGTTCCGGCGCCACCAGACCAATGCGATCGCTCGCATATTGCAGGAAGGGCGGGCACTGCTGGACCACGTTGTGGGCAGCGGCAAGACGTTCACCGTGATAGGCGCGGCACAGGAATTGAAGCGCACCGGGCTTGCACGCAAAAGCATGATCGTGGTACCGAACCACCTTGTAAAGCAGTGGGCGGCGGATTACTACAGGCTCTACCCGGGCGCGAACATCCTGGCAGCGACCAAGAAGGACTTTGAGCGGCAGAACCGCCGTCAATTCCTGGCACGCATCGCCACCGGCAATTGGGATGCAATCATCATCGCGCACTCGTCCTATGGATTCATCAAGCCGGATCCCAATTTCGAGGAACAGTTCAACTACGAAGTCATCCGGGAAATCATGGATGCAATCGCCGAGCTCAAGGGCGACGGCGCCACCGAACCGGATCAGGCCACCAAGCGCACCATCAAGCAACTGGCCAAGATGAAGGAGAAGCTGGAACAGCGCATCAAGTCACTGCGCGACAGGAACATGGATGCCCTGCTGGACCTGGGGCAGTTAGGCGTGGATCAGATTTTCGTGGACGAGGCGCACCTGTTCAAGAATCTGATGTACACCACCAAGATGCAGAACGTGCGCGGGCTGAACAACCCGACAGGTTCGCAGCGTGCCTACGACATGATAATCAAGACTCGGCAGATCATGGCGGCGAACGGCCACCAGCGCGGCGTCGTGTTTGCAACCGGCACGCCGATATCGAACAGCATGGCGGAAATGTATCACATGCTGAGATACCTCTACCCTGACGGGCTGAGCGACATGGGGATGGAGACTTTCGACGCCTGGGCGAACTCCTTTGCGGAAGTGGAGCAGGTGTGGATGCAGTCGCTAACGGGCGCCGGATTCAAGGCAACAAACCGCATGAGCCGGTTCGTGAATGCCGCCGACCTGTTGAAAATGTACAACCAAGTTACCGATACCGTCACGCAGCGCGACGTTCAGGAAGCGTACCGCGAGGAAAATGACGGTAAGGAATTTCCGTTACCGAAACTCAAGGACGGCAAGCGTACGCCGGTATCGCTCAAGAAAACGGCCGCACTGGCTGACTACATGCTTGAGATTGCATCGCGTGCCCAAGCGGTAGAACAGCGCGGACGGCCACCGGAGGAGGGCGAAGATAACGTGCTCTCGATCATGACGGACGCCCGCAAGGCGGCGATGGATATGCGCCTCGTGGATTTAGACGCCACGGAGCGCGACCCGGAAGGGCGCATCGCCATGGCCGGCAAGGAAGTCATCGAGCGGTACCACAAGTACCACGATGTACTCGGCACGCAATTGATTTTCAGCGACATGGGTACCCCCCTGAAACACGCCCGGAAGGAAATGGTGGAGTACGAGGCGCTACGCGCCACCATTGCGGCGGGAGCGGACCCGGATACCATTGCGCGCGCGGAATTGGGCGACGAAGCGGCAATGACCAAGATCGAGGAAGCGGAGAAAGCCCAGGAGACACTGGACGGCAAGGGGCAGGACTGGCTTGATGCGATCAAGGCCGCGATTCGCGGCTTTTCCATCTATGACGATATGCGGGCGTACCTGATGGAGAACGGCGTACCGGAAAAAGAGATTGCCTTTATCCATGACTACAACACGGACGACCAGAAGGCGGCACTGTTCGCCGCGGTCAACGCCGGCAAAATCCGCATCCTGCTAGGGTCCACTGCCAAGATGGGCGCCGGTACCAATGTTCAGCAACGTCTCGTGGCGATTCACCATATCGACGTGCCCTGGAAACCCTCTGATATCGAACAGCGCGAGGGGCGCATCATCCGCCAGGGCAATCTCTTTGCTACGCCACCAACCGAGGACGCGCCTAATCCGCTCTACAACCCGGATTTCGAGGTAGAGATACTGGCCTACGCTACCCAGGACTCGCTGGACCTGTTCATGTGGCAGGTACAGGAAAAGAAGCTCGGCATGATCAACCAGCTACGCGAGGGCAAGGTAGGGCGCGAATTCGACAATGCGTTCGAGGAAATGCAAATGTCGGCCGGCGAAATGCAAGCCGCGGCAACGTCCAACCCGTACCTGATGGAAGAGATTGTACTTAAAGACAAGATCAAGAAATTGGAACGGCAACAGAAAAGCCATGTGGCGCAGGGCAACGACCTTATCACGCGGGAGAAGAAGGCACGCAAGGCGATAGCCGAACTGCCAGCGACCATCAAGGCGATGGAGAAGGTAGACAGCGAGGCGCGGGCTTACCACGCGGCGATGGAAGCGCGGGAAGTGCCCGCTACCATCGACGGCAAGCAATACACCAAGCGAGCCGCAGCGACCGCGTACATACGCGACATACTGGACGATCATCAAGAGCGGTACGAGAGGCAGGAAGCCGACAATTCCATAAGGAAGCTGCAAGCCACCATAGACAATGCCCTGAACAAGACTGACAACGAGCCAAAGCTGGACGAAACGCTTTCCAAGAGCAAGCTCGCAAAGCCTATCAAGATCGACGGCAAGGATTACGTCAGTATCAGCGCGATTTCAGACCGCATCCGCATGATCTACGGTGACGCGGACCCCATTGCGTTCGAGCGCGGGGACCAGACCCTCTACACCCGCAGCGCCATCCGAGACGCCATCCGCGACGACTACGCCCGGGCGGTGGAAGAAGAAACCACCGTGCCGATGGGATCGTTCGGCAATTTCGAGGTTTCGGTACTCGTCAAGAAAGCGCGGGACAAGAAAATGGAAATCGAGATTTACGCGCCGGCGCAACTCTCGGACGGTACCGACCTGGGATCATATTATGTGGGCGAGTACCACGACAAGGTAGCGGCGCTACCCGATATCGACAAGTGGATCCGGGCGGCAAGCACGCACGCGCACGGCGTCGAGTGGTCCCTGAACAACTCACGCCGGGAACTGGAACAAGCGCACAAGACGATCAACGACCTTGGCAGGATGCCGGAGCGGCAGGAGTGGGCGGGCAAGGAAGAACTGGCGCAAGCCCGCGAGCGGTACCGCGAAGTGCTCAAGCTGATTGTCGCCCTGGCCAACCCGGCGCCGACAGTCAAGCCGGATGGAAAATACCATGTGATGCGGAAAGCGGAAGCGGCGCAAGCGATGGGCGGACAGCCCACGGATGAAGCAAAGGCCGACCCGCGGTTCTACGTCTGGACAGAAGGCATGATCCTGGTAGACGGTTCCAAAGACGGTTTCCCGACAGAGTTTGATGCGGGCGTATGGCTGGCCAGAAAGCAGGGCAAGCCCATTGCGGTACCGAGCCATACGGAAGCACGCCACGGGCAAGGCATAGCGGGCATTACCAAGCTGCAGGACCGAACGCGAGCGGAAGAGCCGGCATTTTCCCGCCAACCCAAAAAAGCCACCCCCCCAGGTGGCTTTTCTGCTTCTGCGCTACCGAAAACGCACACCCAGGCAATCGTTGACGCCATCCGCGGAAAGTGGAAGAACGCGCCGGAGGTTGTCATCGTTGATGACATGAACGATCCGGCCATACCGGGAGCCGTGCGCAAGGAGAACGAGCGCCAGCTATCCCAGGGCGCCAAGGGCGAGCCGGAGGGCTTCATTGCGGGCGGCAAGGTCTATGTAGTCGCATCGCAAATGCGAGCGCCTGGGGACGTTGTACGCGTGCTGCTGCATGAAAGCCTCGGACATTTCGGGTTGCGCGGGCTCTACGGCGCAGGACTGGACAAGATACTCCGGCAGATTGCCGCATTGCGGCGGAAAGAGGTGGAAGCCAAGGCACGCCAGTACGGCCTGGACATGAAGGTGGAGAAGGACAAGCTCAGGGCGGCGGAGGAAGTGCTGGCGGAAATGGCACAGACCAACCCGCAAAGCGGCTTTGTCCAGCGTGCAATAGCGGCGATTCGGACATGGTTGCGCGAGAACATCGAATACTTCAAGGATATGAAGCTATCCGATGGCGAAATCATCAACAACTACCTGATACCCGCGCGGGAGTTCGTGCAACGGGGCGCACCGCAAGGCGGGCAGGCAAGCGGCGTTACCGCATTCCAGCGCGTTTGGCACGGTACCCCGCATATCTGGCCACCGGAACCAGGTTTCGCGCATGGACGGCCACGGCTGGACATGATCGGAAGTGGCGAGGGTGCGGCGGCGTTTGGATGGGGATTCTATACCGCCGAATCCAGGCGCATAGGCGAGGAATATCACCGGATACTGTCATCGCGTAACCCCGTGATACTGAGGGCTGGCCTGAATGCCATCGTTCCATCGAACGAAATAGAAGAATACGCATTAGGCAGATTGCTGAGAGAGCTCAGATACGCGCAAGACGACACGGCGATAAACAGGGCGATCAAGAGGGTAATCCTGGATGCACGCAGCTCACGCAAAAAGGGGATGAATGCACCGGGCAAGCTGGCGCTTGAAGATGGAATCGCATCCTATGTCGAAAAACTATGGGATCAGCGCCTTACCCTGCAACGCGAAGGCGGGGCGCTATACCACCTGGACATTCCAGATTCCGCATTGCCGTACCTGCTTGATTGGGACAAGCCGCTAGGCGAACAGCCACCCAAGGTCAAGGCCGCACTGAACATAGTACGGGCACGCCTTGAAAGCGTGGACTTGCTCGAGGACTACCTGGACGCAAAAAACGCCGATTGGGAAGAACTGACAGGCGCGGAGCTGTACCTGCAAATCCTGGACCGGGCAGCAACGGATGACGCTCTGCCCTACGGAGTTCCGGGCATTGAAGAAGCATTAACCTATAACAAGACCAAAAAGGCTGTATCGCTCTATCTCACATCGTTGGGCATAGTCGGAAACCGCTACCTTGACGGCGTTTCACGCAAGAAGGGGGAGGGCAACTACAACTACGTGATATGGGATCAGGAAGTACTCGACAAGATAGCCCTCCTGGAGCGCAACGGTACCGCCCTCGATGCGATGCGCGAAGCGGAGGAAGCGTTTTCCCGCAATTCCCGAAACGGGACAGAACGGGAAACACAGACCGATACGCCAGAGTTCAGGAAGTGGTTCAAAGGTAGCAAAGTAACGGACGAGAACGGGAAGCCGTTGCCTATGGTTCACGTTTCCCCAAAGGGGAATATCGAAGTGTTTAAGCCGGGATCAGATGGCGGCGTTTGGTTTAGCCCTCTGCATGACACGACAGAGGCCGATATTGTTGCCAGCTACGGCAACGACTTTATAGAAAACCCAAACCCGGATGAATACCCTGACGTGGCAGTGGGCGCGACCTACTACCCTGTTTATCTGAAAGCGAACAACCCGGCAACGGGCAAAGACGCTGACGACTTTTATAACGGAAAAGTTTCGGCCAAGGCATTGCAGAAAAAAGGGTATGACGGCGTTACCTGGGATGACGGCGTTACCGTTGTATTCAAACCCGAACAAATCAAATCAGCCATAGGCAATAACGGCGCATTCGACGCTACCAACCCGGATATCAACTTTTCCCGTTCGACGCCCAACCCGAAAGTAGAGGCGGCTAAATCCTGGCTGGACGGCGTTACCGATTCCCTCATCTACAACTTCGTTGACCGCTTCAAGCCCCTGCGCGATATCCAGAAACGCGCCGGCGCGGTACCCGAACGGCAGGACGCATCGCTTGCAGAAGAGCGGTATTCAGGAATGGTGCGGGCTCGTACCGATGATTTTCACAACGACCTCCGGGATCCACTGTTAAAAGCGATACACGATGGGAAGCTGGACTACGATCAGGTAGAGGAATACTTGCACGCATTGCACGCGCCTTCCCGCAATGCCCACATGAAGTCAATCAACCCGACTGCAGAAGAACTGCAAGCCCGCCTCGATGCGCTATCGAAGGAGCGCGACGAGCTCACAAGGAACAGGGATGTGAAGCGGTACATCAAGCTGCGCCGGGAGCAGCGCCAAGCCCAGGCCGATATCGACGAGGTTATCGCGGATGAATCGCTAGGCCGGATGATTGCGCAGGAAATGACAAAATTGCGCAAGGTGCCCGCGGTTAAAAGCTACGTGGATGCTACCGAGAAGCTGCGAGCACTGCGCGACGTGAAGCCGTTCGATGGTGACAATACCGCACTCTCCGGCATGAGCAACGCGGAAGCGAAGGCAGTCATCGAAAAAGCACGCAAGGCGGGCAAAATTCGGGCACTGGAGAAGGTTTCTGCCATCGTTGATACCATCACAGCCCAAACCCGGCAAATCTACGTAGAGGCCGGTTTAGAGAAGGCGGAGACTATCGAGGGGTGGGAATCCCTTTATGAGCATTACGTCCCCCTGCATCGGGATGAAGTGGGCGGAAACACCAATCCCCCCATCGGCCAGGGCTACAGCATACGCGGGCGTGAAAGCAAACGCGCCACCGGATCCACGAAAGAGGTAACGGACATACTGGCTCACATCGTTGCATCGCACGAGGCGGCAATCGTGCGGGCGGAAAAGACGAAGGTGGACCTTGCCCTGTATCGCTTCGCCATGTCGCACCCGGACCCGGATGTATGGACCCTGGACGCGGCACCCAAACTCAGGATGGTGGATCCGACCTCCGGCGTGGTTGCCGAACGCATCGACCCCCTCTATAAGAACCGGGCAAACGTCCTAACGCTGAAAATCGGCGGGGAAGAGCACACAATCACTTTCACCGAGAGCAACCCGGAAGCCATGCGGCTCGCCGTATCGCTTAAGAACCTGGGAATGCAGGAGCTCGGGCAAGTAACGCAGGTAATCGGAAAAGTAACCCGGTTTCTCGCAACCATGTCCACCTCTGCAAACCCGGTTTTCGTTGCCCGCAACTTCCTGCGCGACATTCAAACCTCGTTCGTGAACCTGTCCGATACCGAACTGGCCGGGATGAAAAAGCAGGTTTTTGCCGATTTGCCATCCGCGATTAAAGGCATGTGGAACATGTCACGCGGGGATCGTAAATCGAAGTGGGCAAAGTACGCGCATCAATTCCGCGCCGCCGGCGGGCAAACCGGATGGATGGAGCACTACGGCAGTATTGGCGAACGTGCCGATGGGTTGCGCAAGCAGCTTGCAGCGATGGACCCGACCAAGATCAACTTGGCCAAGCAGACCGCGCGCGCGTGGTGGGAGCTCATCGAGGACGCGAACGGCGCCGTCGAAAATGGCGTGCGGCTTGCCGCTTTCGTCAACGCACGCAAGGCCGGTCTATCGGAAGGCAAGGCGGCGGCACTGGCGAAGAATCTCACCGTCAATTTCAACCGCCACGGCTCGAAAGGCGTCGAGCTCAACATGTGGTATATGTTTCTCAACGCCTCGATCCAGGGCACCGCACGGCTTATGAAGGCAATGAGCAATGCCCAGGTGCAAAGAATCGTGGGCGGAATCGTTGCATCCGGTTTTCTCCTGGACCTGTTGGCGCGGTCACTGGCGGCGGATGACGACGACGACGGCGAGAACGACTACGATCAACTCGCAGAGCACACGAAGAGTATGAATTTCGTGTTTTGGGTGGATGGGCGGGCACTGACGTTGCCAATGCCCTACGGTTACAACTTTTTCGCAAGCGTAGGCCGCAAGATATCGGAAGCCATGTTCAGGGAGAACTACAGCGCGGTACGCAGTGCTACCGACCTTGCCGGCGTGTTTGTGGATGCCTTCTCGCCTACAGGCCAAGCCGGTTCAGGCTTGCAGTACGTGGCGCCGACCGTGGCCGACCCGTTCATAATGTGGGCGGAGAATAAAAACTTTGCCGGGGTGCCGTTGCGGCGCGAGCAACATCCGTTCGGCGTGCCCAAGCCTGAGTATTTGATGGGGCAACGGTCCAACAGTGCGCCGGCGAAGTGGCTGGCGGAAGTGCTGAACGTGGAGACTGGCGGAAACGAGATTCGACCCGGGGCGATTAACCTGAATCCGGCTCTGTTCGACTTCGCGGTATCCTCGGCATTGGGCGGCGCGGGCAGGAGCTACCTGCAGGCGTTCAGCTTGCCGTTCAAGCTCGCCCAGGGAGACGATATCCAGGCGCGTGAGGTACCGTTTGCCAACATCGCGCTATCCGCGAAGCCTGAATACCAGACCGAAAAGAAGTTTTGGGAGCACTACCGCAAGGTGGAGCGGGCGAAAAACGAGATTAAGCATTTCCGCGAAACCGGCAACCTGGGGAAAGTGGCCGAACTGCGCGAAGAGCGCGGCGAACTGAAACTCGTGGACCTAGCGCACCACACGGACCGAACCCTCGACAACATACGCAAGAGGGAGCTCGTGCTTGAGAAACGGGATCCAGAGAACAAGCGCGAACTGAAGGAAAAGCTGGAACAGCAACGGCGGGCAGCGATGGCGCACTTCAACAAGCGTTATACCGCAGTCACCGCCGAGCAATAAATATGCCTGTTGGGTTGGGCGGAAAAATTTCGCCCAACTTTATTTTCACCTTATTCGGGCGGCTTCTCATCGGTACCTGTGCCGATGAAGCGGCGTACCATTGCTGACAGTTCCCTGTTGATATCCAGCAGTTCCTCGCTTTGCCGTATCGAGTCCTTTAGATCGTCGGCGTATCTTTCCGCTAACTCTCCCGCATCACGAGCAACTTTCATGAGGTCATCCGAATACTTGCGAAGTTTGATAATCATCGCGCAATGCGGCGCCAGATCGTCCCTTAGCTTCTGAACCTCTGCATCGCGCAGTTGGTAGATTCGCTCAAAGTCACTGAACCGCACTGACGGCGTTTCGGCGGGAAGAGAGTTGACGTAACGTTCATACGCTTCTACTACAGTTTCAGTCATTCGTTTTCCCTCACCAGACCGCACCAAAAATCAGGATAGCCACGAACATCACCCCGACGATGGGGAGCGCCGCGCGGTTCGCGTAGATTCCGCCGACAAAGCTCATCGTTGTGTATGCCAGCAGCGCCAAACTTAGCAAGATTAGCAACATTAGCAGTAGCAAATCCATTACTTCCTCACCCGTAGTTGTTTCCACCAGTTTTGAGAAGAGTGCTTGATGTGCACGATGCGCACGCCGTACATCGCTGGCAGGTAGAAGATCAGGTACCGCTCGAAATCATCCACCCGCCATTTGCGCAAGCCCTTGAGTCGCGGGCGCGTCGTGTCTACTGGCGTACCCATCCCAGGAAACCTCAGTAGTTGACCGAAGGTGTAATTCACATCCTTGTCAAACTGCGCGGCCACTTCTACGCCCGCTTCCTGGTACAGATAAAGGAAGTGCCCAAGAATGTCGCGCCGTGCCAGCTTGTCTACCCTAGCCTCTGCCATTTTTCTTCTTCTTCGCGGCTTCCAGCGCAGTTACCTTCTCGACAAACTCTGCCCGCAAGTCTGCCCAAAACTTATCGTCTGCCACCACGGGCTCGCCTTCATCAAGCGCGGCTTCCAGTGTGTCCTCCAATTCCGTCTGCAACTGTTTGCGCCGCTCTTCCGGCAACAGGTGCCAGTAGGCCGGATCGAGTATCGTTTCCGGTTCCTCCGTCTGCTTTTTCCTCATGGTGTGCTCTCCTAGCATGTTTATAGTTATGTGAACAGGGACGATTCTGCGCTAAAAATCGAGAAAATGTTCCCCCCCTAATACGCGCTAACTACCCGGTAACTACGTTTAAGGTACGTTTAAGGACCATTTTGCTACCGGAACAAAATTAACTGCCTTTCGTGCCTTGACTTTTTATAACAACCTTTTCGCCTTTATCCCATTCCATTTTTTTACGTGACTCCAGTTCGTACTCCGCCCACTCCGCGACGTCTGCCCAATCATTCTCCAAGGGTTTTTCGACTCTGCCATCGGGATACACAATCGGGTTCCAGGTGTCCAACCCTTCTACCGTGATTGGTTGGACGATCAACATATCGTCAACCGCGCCATCCGTTATTATTTCCCATCCGATAATGGGGCGCAGGAACGGGAGATGCTTCTCAACCTCGCCGTCATCGTCAATCTGTCCAATCAGCTCCACGGTATGAAACCCAGGCTGTGCCGAAATGTATGCAGCCCGCTTTTTCATTTTCTTCAATGACTGTTCCAAGTGTGTCTCCTGTGTCGTAAAAAATGTGTCGTGTCATTCAGGGGCGGGTATTTGTACTCGCTCTGCACCTTCCGGCAGTTCGCCCATCTGTTCTTTCGTCCACTCGTCCAGGCTATCCCAAGACATATCGCGGCAATGGACGGTGCCATCCGGGAACAGTACCGCTTCCCCATCGGCTATCACCCCTTCGGGAGTAACCGGCTCGGGATAGGTGAAACACTCCTCACCGGGCAGCATTACCGTTTCAATACGCCAGCCTAGCAACGGACTGAAAAGAACTTCCCCATCGCACAGCGCAACTACGCGACAGCCTTTCTCTGCGGGCAGGTAGTCAACTTGGTGATATTCGGTTTGTTGGCGCCCTTGCAAGGTGGGCCTTACGTGCTTTACTGGTGATCCCATGTGCCGTCTCCTTGATAAATAGCCGTCATTCAATAAATGGTGCTTCATTCAATGACGGTAGTTTTTTTCTGCTGCGTTTTATGGTAGCGGTCCCCTCCTCTTCCCTGCTTCCATCATTGCATCAGCGCATGTGTACGCATCCGATGCAAGATCACCAAAGCGAAGTTTTGCCGGTTCACGAAGATCAGCCACAAGCATCAGCTTCATCGCCTCCAGCGCAATGCGGTCCCGCATTGTCTCTTCCTGGGTCCAGGGGTTGAATACCGGCTTCTCTTCCTCCTTTGCCGCCTGTTCCGCCAGATATTCCCGCTTCCATCGGTTTATCAGGTGTACGGGTATATCGAGTTCCTTCGATAGCTCACTGGTTATCTTGTCTCCTTCTAGTGCCCGCTTGATAACTCTATCCCGTACTGCCTGGGGGTACTTTCTGTAGACGCGGATTTTGTGCATTGGTCGCTCCGTAAGTATTGATAGAGTGTTGCCCGACTAATGCCGTATTCCCTGGCCAACTTTGCTTTATTCGCGCCTTTCTTCTTTGCCCGTTCGCGTAGCCGGTCAAGATTCTCCGGGTTCAGCGTAGGCTTGCGGCCTTTGTAAATCCCCTTGCTCTTGGCAATTTCGATTCCTTCGCGTTGCCGTTCGCGGATGAGCGCCCGTTCAAATTCACTGAAGGCGCTCAACATCGTGAACATGAGCGTGCTGCGTGGATCCGCGGCGCCAGCAGTGAAGGTCATATTTTCCTTGACGAACTCAACCGAGACGCCCCGGGCGTTCAGTTCGCGTACCAGCCGTAGCATGTCCTCGACGTTACGCGCCAGCCGGTCCATGCTGTGCACCGTGAAGATATCGCCTTCCCTGGCGTGCGCCAGTGCCGCCAGCAGTTGCGGCCGGTTGGTATCCTTGCCTGATGCTTTATCTGTAAATACCTTGTCGAGCTCCAGGCCGTCCAGTTGCCGCACGTCGTTTTGTTCCACCGTGCTAACCCGAACGTACCCAATGCGTTGTGTATTCATCTCCTGTGCCCCTTATTTTTATGAAATCTGTAAAGTTAGGCTCTACACCCAAAAAATCATGTGTCTATAAAACAAAAAACCACCCTATCTATACACGTTTCTATACACATTCCTCCTGTATGGTTTGGCTACACCCTATTCAGGCAAGCGATTGAGCTTTTCATCTTTGGTAAGGGAGTACAGGCGCTTCCTGTCTTTTGTTTTCTGGCCGCGTCGCGTCGTAAGGCCGCACCACAACATCCACATACCATAGGCAAAATCGACATGCTGCTGTGCTTCGTCCCATGAACCGGATACCCGCGCCAAATCCATGTGCGAAGTAATCCACTCTTCTGTTGCTTTCGTTATCTCGTCGTAGGTCCAGGTTTTCATGGCTATATCATGGTCAGAGTTGCGTTGTCCTTATCCATTGACAATTGATGGATTTCATTCCAGTTCCGGTTATATGCTGCTTTCTTGATATATCCGGCCATGGTCCGGGCGCTTTTGGGGCACCCTAGTTCATCGGCTCTTGCTATCAGCCGTTTGATCCCCTCGCCCTGCGCGTCATCAAGAAAATATTCCAGCATCAACCCATCGGGCAGCGATTCAATACCCGTTTCGTTGTCCCCCTCGATGCCGCCAACCATCGTAAGGACACGAGGGCGGGGAAAATCCGGCGTTAGTTCAGTTGGGTAACAAAGCGCGTAGTAGCGCGATATGAGGATTCTTTTTATCCATCCTTGCGGCTCGTCATGTACCGTGCGCAAGTTAGCCATTAGCCCCGGCCCGGAGCGCGGCGGCAGTTCGTCATAGATAAAGCGGACCCTGGGCCCGTACCAGTCAACTCCGGTATGGACCTCCCATTGTTTTATATCAGGCAGTTCGATGGTGCCCGCCACGGAATCGTCGGGCAAATAGCCGAAGAAGGTGAACTGTTTCCTCAGTTCGTTGTGGAAGTCCAGCGAATGCACCTGGGCATACCTATCTGGCAGTTCGTCGTGTGTCTTTGGATACCTGCCCGGTATTTGGAATTTGGGCTTTTTCTTTTTCATGCTTGATCGGCCTTCGCTGCCGCCTTCCGTAGTTTCTCGTTCATTGCTTCCTCTTTTGCTGCTTCTGCGCATGTTCCTCATCCTTGGCCATGGCTAGGGCGTCAATTGCGCAAATCCAAACGAATCTGTTCTGTTGCTTGGTGCCACAAACGAGCGTGCTGTGTCCTGCCCACCATTTTTCAAACTCTTCCCGTTCGTTAACCATGTTGTTCCTCCTTAGTGTGTGCCAGGGCGGCGTTAAGATAGACCGGGACGGTTCTTGTCTCGTCCTTCGGTCCTATGACTGGACCTTCCAGCCCGTAGTATTTGTAATCTTCCAGGTCGCCTGGGGTTATGTAGCCAAGGGGTTGAGACTCCCGCGCCGCTTCCAGCAATGCCTGGGCGAACTCATAAACATACGGGCGCAAATCCATAGGACAGTCAATTGTCTCCCTCAATGTAAAACCATGCTGCAGGGCAATTTCCCTCACCTGTTCTTTGTTCATTGCTTCTCCTTGTTGGCGTAGTCAAGGGTTTCTATCGAGACGGTCAACTGCACGACGCTGTATCCCCTCTGCCGCGCTCTATCCACTACTCCCGGCGTGTGCCGCCCTAACACCAGCCTCCACACATCGCCCTCATCTTCAAAAGAACTGTCGGCCATGATCCTGCCGTCCGGGTATAGCATCGCCAAAATTTTCATGCCGCCTCCTTTTTTGTCAGTCCGCGTTTTCGGCCTGCCGCCTTCGCTTCCTCGGAAGTGAACTGGTGCGCGGTCCCTTGCGCGTGCGCCGCCTTGCCGCCACTGCTGGCGATTGCCCGCTGCTTGTCCTTGTCCATTGATGCAAAGCCCTGCTTACCTTTCATTGTTTTTCCCCTTAACAACTTCATGCGCGTTTCCTCAAATCCATTTCTTCCATATCGGCCAGCATCGCTGCTGCTCGTGGCAAATCCGCAATCTTCGCTTCTGTGAGCATGAGCAAATCGTCCTCATCCTGGGCGGGCACCTCGAAGTGACTGGTCAATATGGTCCGGTGGAACTTGGGCGCGGTCACGATGCAATGGTGACTGCCCCAATCGAATTCGCGGATCCCGCGAATGTGCTCTTTAACTGATATGGTTTTCCCGTCCCGTACGCGTTCATGTGCCCGTACGTAATGAATGATCTTCTTGGCTTTTCCATCCGCTGCTTTGATGCTCTTATCGCGGTCCGCGAAATAGGTTTTGGTGTTTTCAGGGTCCACTGAGAAAACCACCCGGTTCTTACCCTTGCGGATGCCCACGCTCCAGCGAAGGTCGCGCTCGTTCCACCATGCGAGCATTTGCACGAACGAATGCGCAATAGACTGACGCCGCTCTTCCAGCGTTGACACTTCTTGGCTTTTGGTAATGTATGGCTCACGCCATCTGGTTTGCATGAATGAGCGTGTTGCCGCCCCTTCGCCCTTGCGGTTGCGCTTTACCGGAATGGTCACGCGCTCTCCGCGCAGCTCGTCGCACACCTTTATCTCTCCCGTTGCCGGGTCTATCACGAGAAAACACTGAATCCAGAAGTTGCTCGCACTGGAAAAATTGTACGAGTAACCAAACTCGTAGACGATTCCGGGCAATTGCGTGTAGAGAGGTGGCACCTTCGCGTGCTTGACCGCGAACATCGTATTCGGAAAAACCAGATCGTCATCGTTCGGGTGCGTGCAATTGTCCGGTGACACACTAAAACTGATAGCCATCATGGCGGGCATAGGGCCGGCAGGGTCGGCGTATATCCCTGCCGTATGCACGACTAACTCCCGTTTCCAGGGCTTGTCAGGGACATAGACGCCAAGGCGCTTTAACCCGATTACCGTTCCCTTGGGTAGCCATGAGAGCTTGTCCGTTGGCAGTTTCATTGCTTCAAATGTCACATCCAGGTTGTCTAGCAGGTCCGCCAGATTCTTCCGTATCAGTGCCCTGCCCTTGCGGTCCCTCGTCTGCTTTCGCTTTGTATTCGCCTGGGGCGTCTCAAAGGGTTCGCGGTCAAACGTGAATTCCTCCATTGCTGGATCCGGGTCCGCTTGCCTGGGTGAGAAAAAATGGGTAATGCTTTTCATGATGCGGTCAATAAAGCTCTGCAGGAAGGCCAAGGGTTTTCTCCGATTAGTACACTCATTGAAAAATTCTCCTGGCCGGTTGGCTTGTTGTTGTGTGTAAAGACGTGACTCATAACCTAAAGAACTTATGTCGGATGCTGGCCACTACAGACCGGGCTTCATCCTCCAGACCGATCGTGCCGGCACGTACGATGAATGCCGGTCCTTCGTCTCCAATGTTGAACAGTTCAAGTACCCTGCCCTTGCTATTGAGCAAGTTGAGTGCCGCCTGTACGGTTTCATCCGACGGTTTGCCGAACGGGTGGCTGTAATCCCCATCACGCGCCGCCTGAAAATTGGCGTGATCAATAACTTCCCGCTCAGTTAGGCAGGAACCGATGGAAGTAGCCTTGCCATCAAAACCGACGATGGTGTAGTAGAAAGCCTCGGGTAGCCGTCTTTCCCATCCTTGCGGTACATCCTCTAGCGATTTCATCTTGTCGAGCTCCTTGAGTGCTTCTGCCTCGCTCGTGTAGCAATAGCGCCGCCCGTAGCCTGTCATGTCGAGCTCGGTACAGATTCCCCAGGTGTAGATGAAGCGGAAGATTCCCGCCCATCCATCGGGAAACTTGCGTACATGGATGTATTCGCCTGTCTCTTCCAGATACGCCTTGTATTCGTCGTCAGTCATTAATCTTCCATTGGTTTAAAAACGGGAGTCATAAATCAATACCAGTTAATGCGGTTAACTACACCAGTTAACCCGGTTAACTACCCTGTAAAAGTCGAGTTATCCACAGGCTGCATTAAGAATCTTTAATAAAAGGTTAAAGACTTTAGGTTAGAAAACGGTTAGCGGGTTGTGGATAACCATGTATTCATTAATAAATTCAGCTACTTGCTGACATGCCTCCGGGAGTCATAAATCAATAGTCCGGGAGTCATAAATCAATACTTTCGGGAGTCATAAATCAATAGTCCGGGAGTCATAAATCAATAGTGCAAGATTCTGAAAACAGCAGATTCATATCGGTTTCACATTAAAATAAGGTGCAAAACGGGAGTCATAAATCAATAGTTAGCAGACCGGCGTTTCAGCTCCTTTTCGGCGGACCATGACTAATCCCTGTCTGCTTACCTCAAAATCTTCCAGGAAACCGGAATCCTTCAAGGCTTGCAATGCCTTGTTAATCAGTTTCTTTGCATCGCGCAGCCGTTCCTTGTGTTTGGCTGTGCGTGCCGTCTCGTCCAGTTCCGCATCCTGGGGCGCCTCGATCATCAATCCCGCGCCACTAGCCAACGTTTCGATGCGCACAGGGTAAGGTTCGCGGTGTGATGCGTAGTAGGCGTGCAACCACGTTGCCATTCCTTCAGGAAGTGAAAGCCGGCGTTGCCATTCAACCCGGGTGTATTGGAATTCCGAGAACAGGAACACGAGCTCGTCGTGCATCCGCACTGTCCATAGACCGCCATCGCCATCCTTGCGGCGCTTGGCGTGGTAGCCTGGAAGCATGGACAGGGATAAATCCTCGTTCAGACGTTTACTGGCTATCTTCAAAGACGTGGCCTGTAGCCGTGTCATGCACTTGTCCAGGCGGTCATAGCTCTGTCCAGTGACAGGCCACTCGATAGCCTTGCAAAAACTGAAAGGGGTAAAGTGAAACGGCGTGGCTAGTCCGTTTTCGCGGGCAAGGTGGATAAGTTGCAGCCATACGGTTTCATCATCCTGGCGGAGTTCTTCGCCGGTGTAGGTTATCTCGCCCTCCCCTATTACAGCGACAACGGCGCGTTTCAGGTCCGCCCGCGGCTGCTTTCGATTCTTGACGGTGAACAATGCAGAACGAACAATCTCATTCGGGATCCCGCGCAGTCCTTCCGCCCAAAGGGTCAATTGCTTGTTGGATAGAAGCTCTGCCCGTTTGCCGTCCCGTGCCGTTTTCTTTACGCGTTCGCCAATTTCGCGGATGGAATCGGCGCTAGATTTCTTCGCGGGTTTGCCGCTGTCCTCTTCTGCTTTTTCAAGCATCGTTATTCCCCTGGTTGTCGTATCCTTTTCGTATTAATACCTATGCAATACATACGAAAGTAATATCTTTTTAGTATGAATATGGTGCCCCTTGACTCAACCCCGCCCGTGCAAGGTGTAAACCGGGCAGAGTAAATTCTTATCTTGCCAAGGGGCGTAACTCTTTAGCTGGCCATTTCCTTTAGTTTCTTGATTGCCTGTTGCGCGGTCTCTTCCGCCTGATCGAACGAGGTGCGAACGAGGTCCACCACGCCGACGTGCATTTCTTCCGCTTGCATGTAAGTAGAACAGCGCAGTTGCACCTGCCCGAACGACTCGCAGAACGTCATCGTCTCGAAAAGCAGGGGCGGACCGTGCTCGGTCCAGTTATGGTCCAGCGCAAGAAACACGGTGCTCACCATTACGCCCTCGATATCCTCCTGGGCAACGATCCTGTTGTCCCGCCCGAACGAATCCGCCCATTGCTCCATGTCGCACGGCACCGGCGTACGTCCTTCCAGTCGGTAATACTTGCTATAGCTCATTCATCCCCTACCTTTCCTCCCGTTCTGTTAATCAATTCCAACAGTTTCCAGCCGTCGCATTTTTCAAGGGGCGCCGACATTTCAAACAAGGCCACGCCACGCAGGGCAATGGTCATGACAAGCTCGCCGTGGCGCATCTGGTTAGTACTCAGAATGGCGAACCGCGCCTCGGGCGCATCTTCAAGCATGGTCAAGACGTGATCCATGCGCCGGAGCATCCGCCGTTCCTGCGTGGCTTCGCTGAGTTCCAGCCGTTGCCGTGGCGGTTTCTCCGGGGTCAAGGGAACACAGCCTCCTGCGGTGTAACCCGCGTCCATTGCTCCTCCGCCCATCGCAATTCCGGCGCCCAGGCTGAGAGCTCGGGCACTTCCGCCATTTCGCCATAGGTCAAATGTCCGTAGCGTTCAAGCAGCTCCTTCGGTATCACGGGTTCGATTGATTGATAAATTTCTGCATGTGTCATCCTGGCCTCCTTAGTCTTTTTCAATCCAGTGCTCCAGGGCTCGGTAGATTGCAAGGTTGATGAGACTGGCGCGGGTGTTGCCAGTTTTCCTCGCCATCGCATCGAGTTGGTCTAAAATCTCCGGGGAGATGGTATGGCTGATCTGTATCCTGTTCCCTTTCATGAAGGCTTTCTTCGGCTTTGAATCCGGTGCGCCTTCCTCAAATTCCGTTACTTTCGTCGGTACAACGTCAGGTATTTTCGGGTCCAGCTTGGGTCGCGGTGTAATAGCCATATCGTATCAATCTCCATTAAGACGATACTAAATTCATATCGGATGGATATGAAAGCAATACGGCAAGCAACTTACTGAATTCCGCCCTTGCCTTCGGGTCCGCCTTCTTCATTTCCAGCACAGACAACCCCTGGCCAGCAGCACTCGAAAACGCCTTGCGCCGCACGAGGGGCGTATCAATGTATTCAAACTGCGGAAATGCGCTCAGTTCTGCAATGGCTTGCTCGTTATCGGCTGCGCGAACGTCCTCGCTTGGATCCGGGTCGGCGGTATTCAGGACTGACAGCACGGGGAAATGTTCGCGTGCGCCGCGTGCCTCGTCCACCAATTCGGCCATTTCCTCCATTGCCCACACTTCAAACGTACGCGGCACGAACGGCATGAGCACCTTGTCCGATAGCATCAATGCCACGCGAAAGGCGGATGAATCCCGCCCGCCCGCGTCGATGATCACATCATGGAACTTGTGCGCCTGCAGCTTCACCTGGGAGCGAAGCAACGGACCTTCCGTGTACGTGGCGCACGCGATACCGGGGAGGGTTTCGTCCTGGGCTCTCACGGCGATTGCCATCTGCGAGGTTTTCTGCCGGTCCGCATTGATCAGCCATACGTCGCGCCCTTCGCGGGCAAGTGCCGATGCAATGCTGACAGCGAGCGTGCTCTTGCCTACGCCGCCTTTGGTATTCCCTACGGTGAGTATCATTTTCCTGGCCTCTCGTTTTCATAGTTATGGGGTAGTTATCGTACATTGCGATACTATGAAATGGCAACGAAAAACATAGGCAGACGTTAATGGATATTAGGCCGCTTGAAACGGTCAACAAACTCCAGGGCTTCCTTAATCGCACTGCAAGCCTCATGTTTGGAGTAATCCGGGACACAAAGCCTTAGAAGCTGGTCAACCTGACGGAGTAGGGTGCCGAACGTGTTCACCACGCCGTACAGTTGCGCCATGTTCGAGGTCAGGTCCGCGACGGATCCGGGCATGGTTTGGATCGTCTCGGTAGGCATACCGCGAAACGCGTTCCAGCACAAAACCAGCCGGTCCGCGTCCTCGTCCGATATCTCGCTAATGTTGGCCACAATCTTTCCGTCGCCATCCTGGATCTGTATTGCTGCCACTTTCGGTTTGCCCATGCTATGCAGTCTCCCTCTGTCGTTTGGCTTTGCATCTGCCGATGGATGAATCCTCGCCGCATCGTGGGCGTGCCAGTGCGAGCTTTAGCAGTTCTTCGGATGCCTCGAAACGCCGGATGAGAGTAGATTCCGACACCGCAATGGCCTCGGCTATCTCTCGGTTCGTGGCGTTGGCCTCAAGCATTTGCCGGATGGTTGCAAAATGCTTGTCCAGGTGATTTTGCGCACCGACCCGGCGTTTTTCGGCGGACACTTCGTGTCCTTTCTTTGCCGCGCCTTTCAGCCTGACTTTGTGATCGTTGTAGCGGACGATATGGCAGACACCCATCAACAGCACGATGGTCGGGTAGCTTGGCAAGCAGTCGAGCTCGTCATCGAACGGGCGCCGGATCTGCTTCGTGTAGTCCTGCTCGTGGAATGGATTAATCAACGTTGCGCCATGAGACGGCGATAGGCCGGAGGGGTGGTATAAATACACCGGAGCACGCTCGCGCCATCGCTCTCGACGTGCCCGGACCCGATGAGTTCCTGCTGGTAGCGCGGGGGAGGGCATTGGGGCGCCTGGGCTTCATCAATATCGCGGTACCCCATCCAGCCGAGGACCGCCACGATGGATAGGGTACCTATTGCGGGATATACGATTTCCTTGATCATGGATCCTCCTTGTAGAAACGAAAAAACGGCAAGCTGACTGCGCTTGCCGTTGTATGACTCCGTGCGTCAGGCTTTCGCGGTTTGTCGTTGTTCCTCCGTTGCGATGAACAGGTCAATCTCTCGCAATACCCCTGCGAGCTCGCGCACATTGCCGTATTTGTGGCGGAAGAACCCCAGGTCGTGCATTGCCACTGCAAGCAGGGCGCCGTTACTGCCCACGGGTTTCAGGTTACGCGCCGCTATCGGCCTTGGTGAGAGTGCGGGGGAGGGCGCCGGCGTTGCCACTGGCGCGGGGGTTGCCACTTCTACGGGCTTTGCCGCTGCCGCGATTTCAGCCTGGGCGCGTTCCCTTGCCAGCCGGTCCGCTTCCGCCTGTATGCGTTGACGCTCCGCTTCCCGTTTTTGCGCTTCCTGCTGCTTGTGCTGCGCAATGCGGTTCTGAATCACCATCTGAAAATCATCATCCGCCTTGTACGCAAGCTGCTGCATGTCGGATAGCAGGAAGGTGTAATCGGCCGCATGTTCCTTTGCCCACGCAATGCGCCTACGAACGCCTTGGGCGATGCCATCCGTCGTTATCTTGGCACTGGCGAGTGTCGAAGATATGGCGTCATCCAAGCTGGCCAGCGTGCGCTTGTTCTTGATTGCGCCCTGGAAGTCGGGTTGCGGATAAACCAGCCGAACCGGGAAAAGCTCGGTTTCAAGATTGGTCACATGAACGGCAAAGTCAACCCGCGCCTTGCTGATGAAACTGTTCCGGATCACGTCCTTTTGCGTCTTGATCATCTTGTCCAGGGTGAGGCGCTTGCCGCGCAACTGGTCGCGGACGTAATCAATGGTGATCATCACGTCCTCGATGCTTGCGGTTTGCGATATCACCGCTGCTTTCGTCAGCTCCAGTTCCTTCTCAGCCTTCTCGCAGAACTTGACGGTTTCCTCCGCGTACGCAAAATCCTCGTCGGTTTTGAGGTCCGTCTTGATACAAGCGAGGAAGGTTTGGGCGGATTTGGTGAAAGCGGGAAGATTGCTCGTGACAACCTCCCCGCGTATTTGAATCGCCAGCGCCGGAAGTTGCCGGATCGCGGCGACTTGCGGCTTCTCTGGATGAACTACGGGCACGTATGCGGCCAAGTCGTTAGAAAACTGAAACCAACCTGCGCGGATACGCTCGAACCATGCCGGATCCGGCAATACCTCGAGGTAAACCAAGTTTTCGCGGGTACCGTCAGAAACCGTGAAAATCAGCTTCTCGGCGCCCGTTACCATGAGAACCTGCTGGCATTGGGGTATATGCTCGTTTGGCAGGATGCCATCGCGCACGCTCGCCGCCAGTATCCGGTTCCATTGCTTATGCTCGAATGCAATGGTCTCCATCATGTTCAAGCCGTCGCACGAGGCGGAATAGATGCCATCGGAGCACGTAACCGGGTAGAGGTCATCCCCGATCATTTGCTCGATGATGGGACGCGCCAGTGCTTCAACGGCGTGGCCAAGGTCAAGGATGTTCTTCTGCATCCAGTCCGAGAACTCCTTTGCGGTGCCCGTGTGCTTCATGTGCAGCAACTCGGTACGCTTGATGTGCGGCGAGAGGCCGAGCATAGGCGCGGCTTCGCTTGCGCCGTAGTGCTCAAGCCGGAATTGATGCCATTCCGGGCTTCCTTGGGTGAAATTGTGAATAATCATCATTGCTCGCCTCTAAGTGAATGCCATGAATCAATCTCAAACTTCTGTTCCTCGCTTAGCAAAACGCCCTTGCTCTCAATCATCGCAATCAGGGCGGCGGGGGTTTTCTTGTTTTCGTCGATGAGTTTCTTCCAGCCGTCTTTCTTGGCGTTGAATGCCTCGGCGGTGAACATGGGGTAAACGGGCGCCGGTCCCTCAATCGGTTCCTGATGCGGTTCCTCCTGTATCTCGCCGGTTTCCTCGTCCACGACGGATGGCGGCACATAGTCGTTATTCACCGCGTGCTCGATGGTCAAGCCCTGAGAGCCGATTTCGGCTGCGTCGTTGAGCGAGATTGCCGCGTTCATTTCCGGGGAGGCTGGCATGTACTTAAGCACTTGCAGGAGCACGACCTTTCGGGCGTACATTTCCATGTTTTCGTGGGCGTAATGCTTGGTGCCTACCTTGTTGTAGCGGGCTAGGTGGATGCGCACGCGATTCATGCTCCATACCTCTATAACCGGCCACTCCGAACCTTTCACGCGGCCTACGGCGTACACATACATCAGCCTGTTGACGTCGAACTCATCGCCCGGTTTGTGGAGGATGAATGGACGGTCCCCGAGCGCATAGTTGAACTCGTCGCCTTCAAACACTGCGCCGGTCCAGACTGTTGCATTGCCGGCACGGTTAACCAGATCGACAAGCCCTTTCCAGCCCGGTACGAACTGGCACTCAGTGATTTTCTTCCACTGTCCGTCTATAAGCTGCTTGCGTTCGTACGGGATGAGATAGGACCGTCCCAGGGTATTCGGCTCCAGTCCCAACTGGCTCGCCTGGATGACTGCGGCAAAGACGCTGCGCGGGTCGCATTGGCCAAGTTTGGGATTCTGGCGAAAGGCGGTAAGTGCGATACGGGCAAATCGTTCCGCCTTCAAGTGGGTAGGGAGTGCTCTATGAAGCTCGCCCTTGTACTGTTCCAGCATCGCCGGAAAATTCCGGGGCGATGTTTCTTTCATTGTTGCGGTATTCATGGTCTCTCCTGTTGTTGTTGTTAAAGGTACTCGTTTGCCGCTTTGTGCTTCGCGGCCGCAAGGCAAACGGCTTCGCGCAAGGTTCCGGCGCTAGTCTTTCCCTCGTCGGTGTACAGCGTGAACCCGCCCCTGTATTGCGGGGTAGGGCGGTTATAAACGGCTTGGTCGCAATACTCAGCGAGCCAATCGAGTGTTTCCGTATCGTTCAGGTCAAGCGGGGCAAGTTCCTGCTCTGCCTTCGCCCGTGCCCGTATTTCATAAAGCCTGGGTGTATCTATGCCGACCTCCTGCAATGCCAGCGCAGCCATAACGCGTCTCCTGTTTATTGTTTTTGCGCCGCACGCCCGGACATGGGAATACGGCATTAAAAATGTTACTAAATGGTAAATTTAAAGTCAATTTAATTCTGCACCGTTTGGTGCACTCAAAAAACGCAAATTGGACTTTGTTACGGTTTTAGTGACGAAAGTGCAATAAAAAACCCGCTTTAAGCGGGTTTGGAGGGGGTTAGCTAAACAGCATTAATGGACGAGTCCGGGCCTGGGCAATCCGGGAAGAGGGGCGATAGGGGCGATGCCTTGCCGAAGCTGGCGATTGAGTGAATCCATGATGATTAAGTCATCGCGCATCTGTTGATTGGATTCTCGCCTTAGTTGCGACTCTACTAGCCTAAGTTGAGCTCTTCGTAGTTCGGCTTCTTCGTTGAGGCCAAGAGACTCTTGGTGTGCGCGGTTAGCACGCTCAAGACGTTCAGATAAAGACACTTCAGCTTGGACACTTCCGCATATCAAGACTCCGGCGATGAGTGCCGGAATTAAGGGTTTCATAGCTTTGCTCCTTAAAGAGTTTCTACTTGGCTACTAAGAAGGTTTCTAAGTGGCTTCGTAGTTATTAGTTTTCAAAGGTGAGCGGGACGTTCTTCTTCATCTTTCCGTCGCTCAGGGTTTTTCCGTTTGTCTTCAGAGGGATGAATGGGCTCAGTTCGCATACGTCGTCGTCGTTGCCTGTTATCCGTGCTCTCATCGAGAGACGAATTCTTTTTTTTAGATGCCATCTGGCAGAAGGCCAGGACGAGCCTTTGTTCTTCTTCGGAGAGCCTCGATACGAGCTCCATGATTTGATGAACCAGCGAGTGAGTATCGCTCGGCATATCAAGATACATAGGAGGAAGGCCAGCCCTAAGTTCTATCAAACGCGCCTTCTTCTCTCCAAAGGACTTGTTTCTTAGCAGTCCCGATAACTCGCTAGGGCTGATGCCTGTCCGTTGCACGAAAGAAACAAGCAGCCCATCAAAGCTCGTATCAATTAAGTGCCGAAGTCTCTTACGGCGTGTGGCTACGATATCCATGTCACGTCACATCTCCTGTTGTTATTAATGTCCCTGTTTTTATTGTGATCAATTGTTCGGTTATTTTACTAAAAAGTAAAGCACCAATGAGTATTGACTCTAAATTTACCAAAAAGTAACATCCGGTACTTAAAAAAAGCCTCGGTGGCAGTCATGAAGCAGCTACACGAACTGCGGTCACTCAAGAATGCGGGGATACGCGTGGCGAATCAGGCCATGCTCCGGTACCTCAACAGCTTGCCGCCACGGGAGCGGGACGTCCTGGCCAAGCAGCTTAAGACCAGTCAAAGCTACTTGCGCAAGGCGGCGTCGCGGGGTGAGGTATTGCGCGAGGAGATATGTTCTGAATTAGAACGAATCAGCCGCCGAAAAGTTACGCGTCAAATGTTGCGCCCGTACGATTGGGAAACAATATGGCCTGAATTGCGTCAGGCCAAAGCCGCATAACCCCCAACCTGCCGCAAGAGCAGGGTCCAGCAATTGCTTTGCTATGGTTGGACCTATCGAAACATATCCCCTCAATCACTGCTACGCAGGTGATAGCCGCGTCACGCTCAAGCTCCTTGAGCCTTGCAGCGTGCAAGTTTGTGTCACGTCACCCCCCTATTACGGGTTGCGTTCGTATCTTCATGATACTCATCCTTATAAAAACCTTGAAATCGGTGGGGAAAAGACGCCGGATGAGTACGTCGCGGCGCTGGTCGAGGTTTTCCGGGAGGTTTGGCGCGTGTTGCGGGACGATGGCACGCTCTGGCTGAACCTGGGAGATAGTTACGCCGGCACAGGCAAGAGCGGCGGGGGAGCTCAGGGCAGGCGATGGGAAGAGTGCGGGATGGATACTACCGGAGCTCGAGGAGGCAAATGGATGCCGCCACCAGCAGGGCTCAAGCCGAAAGACTTGATCGGTATCCCCTGGCGCGTGGCATTTGCACTACAGGCGGATGGCTGGTACCTGCGGCAAGACATAATCTGGCACAAGCCCAATCCCATGCCGGAGAGTGTCACAGACCGATGCACCAAGGCACACGAGTACCTGTTCCTGTTGAGCAAATCCCCCAGGTACTACTTCGATAACGAGACGATAAAAGAAGCGTGCGCCCTGCAGGAATACAAGACGCCGGATGGATGGGATACCAGCAAGGGGGAGGGCGGGCACGGCCCATTTCACAAGAATGGCCGCGAGAAAGGCAAAACCGACAAGCAACGCGGGCATGGCCGCATCTATACCGGGTTTAACGAGCGATACGACGCCAAAGAAGCGGCGCAGCAGTTAACCGGCACTCGCAACAAACGGAGTGTTTGGACGATCCCAACGCGCCCGTATGCACAAGCCCACTTCGCAACATACCCCCCTGAACTCATCGAACCCTGCATTTTGGCCGGCACTCGCCCAGGCCAGATCGTACTTGACCCCTTTTTTGGATCCGGCACCACTGGCGAAGTAGCGCAACGCCTGGGGCGCCGGTGGATTGGCTGTGAACTTAACCCTGAGTATGCCCTTTTACAAAATGAACGGACCCGCCAAGACGGGTTTGCCTTGGAGACGATGGAATGAACTACTACGCGCACCACCTGGGCGATTATGCGGAAGCAACCGCCCATCTGAGCTTTCTTGAAGATGCGGCATATAGCCGTCTCATCCGCAAATACTATGCGACAGAAAAGCCGTTCCCATGTGACGTCAAGACCGTACAGCGACTCGTGGGTGCGCGGACGAAAGAGGAGCGGGAAGCGGTGGCAACTGTGCTTGCCGAGTTCTTTGTTCTTTACCAGGGGTCGTTTCACAACACCCGATGCGACAGAGAGATTGCTGCTTACCGCGACAAGCAATCCAAGGCGAAACGTAGTGCGGATAGCCGATGGAGTGCAACCAAAACGCCAAGCGAAGGCAATGCGAACGCAGTGCCAACGCAATGCGAAGGCAATGCTAACCAAGAGCCAATAGCCAATAGCCAAGAACCAGAACCAAAGACGGAGGTTATACACACAGAGTTAGATACTCCCCGCGACGAGAGCGATCAACCGGAAGGCGCGTGTTTACCTCCAGACCCGGTTAAAACGACAGAAGCAGGGCTTTGCTGCAAGGCAATAATGAATCAGGGCGTGCAAGGCGGAAACCCAACCCATCCGACCCTGATTGCCTTGATCGAAGCCGGCGCCACTGAAACCGAGTTTGCCAATGCCGCAAGGGATGCCGTGACACGGGGACACCACAGTTTTGCGTACGTTGTCGGGATCGTGAAGCGGCGGCGTGAAGAAGCGGCAAAGATGGTGCTGCACCAGGGGCGATTGCCGAACAAGCAAGAGGCGCTTGAAGAGGCGAACAGGCGAGTAGCGGCCGCGTGGATGCCGATAGAAATGAGGGAGGCGAGAAATGCAGTCTAACGATTTCGAGGCATTCCGCGAAGGGCTTGCGGGTGTGCTGTCCTTCTACGATAAAGCGGTATCCGCCTTTGTTCTCGACGCATGGTGGGCGGCTATGAAGCGATACGAGCTCGCTGAGGTCGTGGATGCCTTCAACCGGCACCTTGCAAACCCGGACAAAGGGCACTTTACGCCAAGGCCCGCCGACATTACTGCAATGTTGCAGGGTTCCTCACAAGACGGCGCCTTGCGAGCCTGGGCAAAGGTTGACCGGGCTTTGCGCGAGAAGGGTCCGTATCGGGACGTGGTATTCGATGATCCCCTGATTCATCGCGTGCTTACCGACATGGGCGGATGGGTAGCCCTCAGCAAGAAAGGCGATGACGAATGGCCGTTCGTGGCCAAGGAATTCGAGAATCGGTACCGGGGTTTCAGCGTGCGCAGCGAAACGCCGGAATACCCGCGCAAGTTGATCGGCCTGATCACGGCGGAGAACGGAAAAAAAGGATTCAAGGGTGATGAGCCCGTGCTCATTGGGGATCCGCAAAAGGCAATGCGGGTGATGAGCGGCGGTTCGGACAGGCCGGCGCTGCAGTTCCGGCAATTCAACGAATCGGATATGCCGGTTCCTGCGCCACAACTGAGGCAGGTTGGATGATTGTTGGAGAAACGACATGGCGCGGTGAGCTCGTGGTGTCGGTAACGCCGATAACTGGCCAGTGCCAGGAGACGCCGGAACAGGAAAAGGCACGGGAGAAAGCAGGAAAGCCTGCGCCTCTGTACAGCTACACCGCAATCAGCGTGAAGAGCGGGGCGCCCTGGGAATGATGGGCTATGGGACTCGTTAGCAGGAAACCGAGGAATGAGGCGGAATTCGATCATCAATGCGCTTTGTTCAAGTGGGCACGGATGCCCGCGATGCAGAAGCGGTACCCGGGGCTTGACCTGCTTTGCGCGTCGTTGAATGGAATCCACATGACGCCCTCCCAGGCATGGAAGGCGAGCCAATCGGGGATGCTCTCGGGAGAGCACGACGTCTGCTTGCGCGTGGCACGAGGCGGATACCACGGCCTCTCCATCGAGCTCAAGGCGGGAAAGAACAAGGCAACGGCACGGCAACTCTGGTACGGGGACCGGCTGACAGAAGAAGGATGGCTAGTGGGTTACTGCTGGCACTGGACCGCGGCGGCGGATTTAATCATGGCGTATTTATCAGGAAGGATGACGAGGGTATGAGCGCAATTTCGGGCACAAGAAGGAAAGCGGGAGAAATGACGGATGGCACGCTGCGTGTCGTGATTGACATTGACGATCAGCACAAGGCCGCATTCCACGAGCTTTTTCCCATTATCGACATGCCGGTGGCCATAGCGCCGCTTGTTGGCGATTTCGAGCGATTGCCGGCACCTGAAAAATTCAGGATCGGACCCCTTTGCAGTCTTGCCGTACGGTGGTGCCAGGATAAGGACTTCCAGCAATGGGCAGAAGCGGAGACGGAAGAACAGGCGCGTGACCACATACTGAACATTTGCGGCGTGGAATCCAGGAAGGAGATTGACCAGGATGCAGAGGCGGCGGCTTTGTTCAACGAGGAAATCCGGGTGCCCTACATGAACTCCAGGAAGGAGCGGGACATTTGAACCGTGAGCCCTGCGCAACGGCACAAGAGCGTTGTTGCCCGCCTGGGATGCGTGATCTGCCGTGCGTTCTATGGCAAGCGGACCCCTCCCCAGGTGCACCATATCGCGGAAGGCTCCGGCCTGCGCAGTCCGTACATGACGGCGGGGCTCTGCCTTGAGCATCACCAGGGAGCGAGCGGGTTTCATACGTTGAAGGAGGAATTTCTGATTCAGTACAAATTGCCAACCGAGTATCACTTGCTGCTGCTGGTTAACCGTTTCCGCGCGGAAGATCGAATATGATTTTTGAGGATCCTGAACAGGCTTTGAAGTGGGCGTATTCCACGACGGAGCGCCCCATCATCAAAATGTCCAGCGTGAACAAGATGCGCGGGGCTGAGAACACGCGCCCGGGGGATGCCTTGACCCCTTACGATTTCATTGCAGAAGCCGCGATGATCAAGTCGCTGTGTGCACGGGTACTGCCTGGGTTGCACATGGCCTATGTCAAGGTCCGGTATGGCCGGGATGCGGACGGCCTGGACCCGCTACGGCGCTACCTTGCTGCAACCTTTGAGACCGGGATATATAGCAATCGCTGTATTGACCTCATAATCAGGGACTATTGCGGGGACAAAATCACGCTGCGGGAAATGAAACGCGTGGGCAAATGCGGACTGCTGAAAGTAATGGCGCTGCGCACGCGCAGTTACGACAACCTCGATGCGATACACAAGAGAACAATCGAGACTTTGTGGGAAGAAATGGGAGCGGTGCGGAAGTTCAGGGCGGCGTTTAACCGCCCTGAGTGTGGCTAGGTGCGCGGTGCGCGTTCAGCGATGATGCGGGAGAGAAGATCGAGCGTTACAGGCTGCATGTTGCGGGCGCCGGCCTCCCAATTGCGAACGGTCCGCTCCGTGGTATGGAGTACCTGGGCGAATTGCCCCTGAGTCATTCCAAGGGCTTTGCGTGCTGCGCGGATTTCGGCGGGCGTCATGGTCAATCGAGGTATGAAACATCATAACCGGCGTCGCGCAGGGCGTCGGCAACCTGCTTCGGCAACTCAAACACGCCGTCGTAGTCGCAGAGCGCCAGCTTGCGATAGCCGCTCAAGGAAGGAAGAACCTCAAACCAAAGCCCTCCGGCACATTCCTCTTCATCGTTGCGGCCGCAATCCTCGAAATAGCCGTATAGCGCGGTTTCGTCGATTTGCACATCGAAATCGTCCGTCTTGAGTTTCGTCGTGAAGTTGTATTTACCCATTCTTATTCTCCTGGGTTGTTATTTATATTGGTTGTCGTTGTTCGTCCGTACCACTGTTGCATTGGGAGGGATCAGGTAAGAAGATCGTCCAACGAACAGGGCAAAGCGACGAGGGGATAGCTGAGTAACCGTCCACGTTGTATCGCTGCCGAGCTCCACGGCCATGCTTAGAGTTTGTTTTTTGTTGCCAATGAATGAGGCGGTTTCGGTGTAATCAAATTCTGATTTCATGCCGTGCTCCTGGGTTTTTATGATTTTTCATAGCTGGCGGGATTGCCAACCTTCACGATACAGGAACAATGTTCCGCTTTCAAGCGTAAATCAGATAGTTATTTGCGGTTTGCGTTCCCCAGGGACAACTTGATACACTTTTTTCCTAGTGTCGCCTCTCCTGGCCGACATTCAGGTGGCCTCTCACGCCGCCTGATACTTAAAGCCCACCCCTCAAAGCGGTGGGTTTTTTTTTGGGGAAACGATGGGTACAGGAAACGGAAGGAGGTACTGATGATTAGTCCGGCAATAGCTGCAATCGCAATCGCGGCGCTGGCCAGCCTCGCCTTTGCGGGCGGGTTTGCAGTCAGCGATTGGCGGTCAAGCGGGGAGATGGCGCGGCTCAACTTGGACAATAAGGTGCTCAGTGCATCGAACACGCAATGCGCAACCGATATTACGAGCGTGCGGAAACGGGTTGAGGAAGTCGTGAACGAATCGGAACTGCTCAAGAGGTCCGGGGTTCAGGCAATGGAAACCGCACAACCCCAGGCTACGAAACATACCCTCGCCGCTATCACCATCAAGGCGGCGCCCATTGTCGCCGAGGACATGCAGTGCGAAGCAATCGCGCGGGAACAGATCGAGTACGTGAACTGGCGGAGGGCTAATGGCAGTTGAGCTCGTGGTGCTGCTGGAAGAGGGCGCAACGGAAGAGCAGGTAAGGACGCTGGCCAACATCATAACGATGGCTCCTGTGACCGTGGGTGTATGGCGGCATGAAGTCCCAGGCGGACAGGAATGCCACATTACGCATGACTCGTCAGACCGGACTCAATGAAGCGGTGGATCCAGAAGCATCCGGCTGTGAGTTTCTGGCTGATTATCGCTGTAAGTGCGCTGGCGGGTGTGCTGGATGCCAACTTGCGGGCGATGCAATGAGTAACGGGGGCTGGCTAGTCCTTCTCATCCTGCTTTTCTTGCTCGTGAATTTGGGCGGATGCGCAAGTGATCCAATCATTCAGACACAGGTTATAGACCGTCCCGTGGCGGTCCCCTGCAAGGTAGAGACGCCCGCGGAATGCAAGACAGCCTATTCGGTAGACCGGGTATCTCCAAAGGATGACGCACTGACAATCAACCGGGCTTTGCGAGCGGAGATAGAGGAACGGACCGCGTGCGAAATCAAGCTGCGAGCGGCGATGAAAGGATGCAACAGGGAAAGGTGAAGTAATGGCACGGCAAAAGAAAGACGTGGATTGGGTCAAGCTGGAACAGGATTACGGCGCAGGTGTGAAGTCAATGCGCATCCTGGAGAGCGAGTACGGCATTTCCAAGGCACGCATCGGGCAGGTTGCGGAAGAGAACGGCTGGACCCGCGACAGGTCCGCGAGGGTCAAGGCACGCACCCAGGCCAAACTAGACAGATCGTTACTGGACACCAAACTGGACACCGAAAAGCATGTTTCGGAAATGGTGCTTATCGAGGCTGCTGCGGAGAACCAGAAGGATGTGATTCTGGCGCACAGGCAAGTGATAAACCGCGTGCGATCGGTGGCACTGGCGCTGCTGGATCGGTTATCCGCTTTGAACGTATACGAGTTCGATCATGAAGAGTTGGGCGAACTGCTGCGCAACCCGGACGAGAAAAACAGGGACCGGCTGAACGATATCTACCGGCGCGTGATTGAGTTGCCTGAACAAGTGGACGCAATCAAGAAGCTGGCCGAGACAATCAAGCTCCTTATCAGCCTGGAACGCGAAGCATTCGGTATCGAGGGCAAGGGCGCAGTCGATGACATTACCGATGCGGCGACCAATATCACGGTTTCGTTCATCACGGCTCAACCACGGCCATTAATCCACCAACAGACTCACTAGGAAGCCCCACAAGCGATTTAAAGCAGGTGGCGCAGGGGAATGTATGGACAACAAGCAAAAATCGAAGGGGTGCGAGGGTCCGGGCACGGAAAAGACGTCGCATTCAGCCCTGGCGTGCAAGAAATGCAAGTCTGAGACCTTTGCCATCTTTTGCTTCCCCGGCGCTTTCCCTCTGCTGCAGTGCGCCCAATGCAAGGCGGACATTAGCCGCGTGAGTTGGGTGCCGCACAACTGGAAAGAAACCGGGCTTTGACTTGGCCAACGTAAACGCGCAATTCCCCGAGCCTTTGCAATTCCTGTTTCAACCGATGCGCTACAAGGTGCTCTACGGAGGGCGGGGCGGCTCGAAATCCTGGGGAGTGGCACGGGCACTGCTGACGCTGGCGGCAAAGAAGCCGTTGCGGATACTGTGCGCACGGGAGTTCCAGAACTCCATCAATGAGTCTGTGCATCACCTGCTGCAATCGCAGATCGAGGCGCTGAACCTGAATTCGTTCTACGACATTCAGAACCAGAGCGTCAAGGGCAGGAACGGGAGCGAATTCATCTTCGCCGGCTTGCGCAACAACGTGTCGCGCATCAAGTCGTTCGAGGGCGTGGACATTGTGTGGGTGGAAGAGGCGCAGAGCGTATCGAAAACCTCCTGGGACACGCTCATACCTACGATACGGAAGGACGGCGCGGAAATCTGGCTGACGTTCAACCCTGAACTGCCGACTGATGAGACTTACAAGCGGTTCGTGGTGGATCCGCCATCCGATGCAATCGTGCGCAAAGTGAATTGGTCGGATAACCCGTGGTTCAACGAGACGCTTGAGCGTGAACGGGTGGCATTGCTCGCACGCGACCCCGACGCCTATCAAAACGTATGGGAAGGGCACTGCCGGGTAACGCTTGAGGGCGCCATTTACGCCCGCGAATTGCGAACGGCGCAGGAAGAGGGGCGGATTCGCTCGGTCCCCTACGATTCAGTCAAGCCGGTACACACGTTCTTTGACCTGGGTTGGGCGGACAACACGAGTATATGGTTCGCGCAGAACGTGAACCGGGAACTGAGACTCATCGACTACTACACGAATAACCAGATGCCCATACAACATTACATTTCCGTCCTGCAAAACAAGGGGTATGTCTATGGTACCGACTGGTTGCCGCACGACGCCAAGGCTAAAACAATCGCTACGGGCCGTTCAGTCGAGGAAATCATGGTTTCACTTGGCCGAAAGGTCCAGATCGTCCCAAGCCTCTCAGTATCAGATGGAATCAACGCCGCGCGGACGGTATTCAATCGCTGCTACTTCGATGAGCGGAAGTGCGAGGACGGAATACAAAGCCTCCGGCACTATCGCTACGAGGTAGACGCGGATACCGGCGAGTTCGACCGCAAGCCGTTGCACGACTTCCACAGCCACGCAGCCGATGCGTTCAGGTATTTTGCCGTGGCCATCGAGGAGGACAGGCCGAGTGCCGACGTACGTGGACTGAAGATGGTGGGGTGGCGGGCATGAATGAAGTCGAACCCGGGCACGAACTGGCAACAACGGACGCCCAGCCTGAAATCAGGATAACGAAAGGGCTGACGGTCGAGGCTTACGACAAGATTTGCCGGGATATCCGCGAGCAACCGAAATGGCGCCTCGATTCCGATACTGATTGCGACTACTACGACGGTGCGCAAACGTCCCGTGAAGTGAACCAACGGCTCAAGAAGGCAGGAATGCCCTCGCAGGATAGCAATCTCATCAAGCCTACGATCAACGCGGTCCTGGGGATGGAAGCAAAAAGCCGCACGGACTACAAAGTAACCTCGGATGACGAATCCCAGGCGGACATTGCCGAGGGGTTGAGCGCGAAGATCAAGGAAGTGGAGACCGAATCGAGGGCGGACCGGGCAATGTCCGACGCCTATAGCAGCATGATTCGCTCCGGGATTGGCTGGATCGAGATATCGCGCGAGTTTAACCCCCTGCAGTACCCGTACCGAGTGCGCGAAGTGCACCGCAACGATATCTTCTGGGATTGGACCGCACGCGAACCGGATTTATCGGATGCACGCTACCTGCGCCGGGATAAATGGGTGGACCGCCAACAAGCGATGGCGATGTTCCCCGAAAAGATTGCATTGATGGAGAACACCTGGGGCGGCTGGAATCAGCTTGACGTCTACCAGGGCGCCGATACCGGCATGGTGCGGGCGTACGAGGACGATCAGAATTGGGATAAGCAGAATGATGACTTCCTGAACCGCAAGGCGGACATGATGCGGCTCTCGGAGCTCTGGTACCGGCACTATGAAGAAGCCTATGTGCTGCTTTTGCCGGATGGGCAGGCAATCGAGTACATCGACCAGAACCCCTACCATCAACAGGCGGTGGGGCAAGGGCTGGTAGAGGTACAGAGGGCGCTATTGCCGAGGATGCGTGTCTCGATATGGCTAGGACCGCACAGCCTGATGGACGTCAAGAGCCCGTTGCCGCATGACGGCTTCCCCTACATACCCTTTTGGTGCTTCCGCAAGGATAGAAGCAGGGCGCCGTATGGGTTGATACGCGACATGCGCGGTCCCCAGGATCAAATCATCGACCTCGATATCCTTCTCTACGAAGTGATGAACTCGAAACAGGTGGAGATAGACAACGACGCGCTGGACCTGGAAGCCAATACCTACCGGGAAGTGATGGAGAACATGAGCAGCGTGCGCAACTTCACGGTGCTGAATGCAAACCGGCGCAACGGGCAGAGCGGATTCAAGGTGACGCGGGAGCACCAGCTTGCGAGCCAAGTATTCCAGCTAGTCGCAGAGCGCAAGGAGCGCATCGAGGCGGTTTCAGGCGTCTACCGCGCGATGTTGGGGGCACATACCCAGGCTGATAGCGGAGTCGCCATCAACAGTCTCGTTGAGCAGGGTTCAACCGTCCTGGCCGAACCGAACGACAATTTCAGGTATGCACGCCGGCTGGTTGGCCAGCAGCTTCTAAAGTTCATCGTTAACGACATGATCGGCCGGCCGGCACAAGTGGCGGTACAGCAGGGCGCCAAGAAGAAGGTGGTCCAGTTCAACCGCCAAGTAATGACGGAACAGGGACCGATGATGGAGAACGACGTTGCCGCGGCGCAAGTGAAGGTAGTGCTGGAGGATATCCCCTCTACGCCCACATTCCGGGCACAGCAACTCGGCGCATTCGCGGAAATGGTCAAGGCGGCACCGCCTGAATACCAGCAAATCATGTACCCCGCGATGCTCGAGCTCTCGGACATACCAAACCGGCACGAGCTCGCAGACCAGATGCGGCAATCAACGGGAATGGGCGGACCGAACCCGCAAGTCATGCAGTTGCAGCAACAGATGCAGGAAATGCAGCAACAGGGGGATGCCGCCATAGGCCAATTGCAGGAAGAGCTTGCCCAGGCCAAGCAGCAATTGGGCGACAGATCGCGCGAAAACGACCTGAAGGAAATGGCGCTTGAGATACAGGCAGAGAAGAACGACACGGACGCACGCCTGAAAGCCGAGGAATTGCAGCAGCATGAAGTGCTCGCCGCCTTATCGCGCAGGGAAAGCGCGAACCGGCCACAACCCCAGGTGAGGCAAGCAAAAGGATAGGAAAGGAATATCAAAACGATATGAAGCCGCTATGCGGCTTTTTTTTCGTCCAGAAATCGTCCGTCCGCTACGACCGTGACGGAGCCGGACCCGTAACCGGCCTCGAATTTGAACTGTACGGAGATTCCGTACGGTTGAAAACGCGCTAACGGCGATACCGCAGAACTTTGTAACCACTGCCCCAGGGCACGCGCTAACGGCGATACCGAAGTGGAGGAAGAAATGGAGATAGATCAGCTTACGGACGAGCAAATCGCAAACCTGACGCCTGAACAGATCACTGAACTGGAGAACAACCCGGAGAAAGTGGCCGAAATCGTGGCGCAACAGGACGTATCAGGAAAGGCTACCGGCAAATCCAAACAGGAAGAGCAAGACGGCGCGGCTAACGGCGCGGATGACGAGGAAGAGCCAGTCGTTTTAACCAAAAACGGCAAAGGGGTTATCCCTTACGCGAATCACAAAGGACTGAGGATCGAGAACGCGACGCTGAAAGAGCAACTACAGGCCATGCAGCAACGCCTGGACGAGCTTTCCAGGCAGAAGGAGCAAGGCCGGGGTACCCAGGACGCAACCGCCGAAGTAGCGAGCATCGAGCAGCAAATGGCGACGCTGAAAGAGGACATGCCCGACCTTCACACGATTATCAGTTCGCTTGGCCAATCAGTTGAAGAGTTGAAGCGGGACAAGCAGGAAGCAACCCGCCGAAGCGAATTGACCGTAGCCGAGCAGGTGCAGGAAGCCAAGGATAACAACCCGGATCTGGTGCATTGGGAAAACAACGACCCGGAAGCATGGGATGAGGCTTTGAAGCAGGACGAGATTCTACGCACCAACGCCAAGTGGGCGCAAAAAACCTATGAGGAGCGGTTCGTGGAGGTAGTTCGTCGCGTCAAGGCGGTAAACCAGTCTGTCTCGAAACCAAACACGCCGGAATCAGTGAAGGCCACCGCCAAGGCAAGGCTGGAACAGGCGCCGGCACGCAGACCGACAACCCTCTCGGATATCCATGGCGGCGAGATCCCCAAGTCAGAGCGCGAACGCGCCGAGAACATGAGCACGCTGGAGCTTACCCAACATTTGATGAAAGCACCGGCGCATGTGGGCGTCGCCATGAGAGCCGACCTTGACTAGATAAGGTAAGAAAATGGCTGAAACAAATATTGCGAGCGGAAGCTCGTTAGCAATCAAGTACTACAGTGCCGCGCTGTTCGCAAGCACGTTGCGCGGTACATCCGCCCTGGACGCATTGATAGGGGCGATTCAACCCGGGGCAATGGACCGGCTTTCGGGGCAAACGGAGCCGGGTTTTCCAATCGTCCGTCTCGATAACTTGATGAAGGTGCCGGGTGATCGCCTCTCCATCGACCTAGTGGACACCGTAAGCGGGCAACCGTTGATGGGTGACATCATGCGCGAGGGCAAGGGATCGCCTCTGGCGTTCAGTTCGCAGGAGCTCAAGATTGACCTAGCGAGCAAGGTGATTGATGCGGGCGGCACCATGTCGCAGCAACGCACCAAGCACCAATTGCGCGAGATTGCGCTGGCGCAACTGGCGGGCTACTTCCCCAGGCTCGACGTTCAGGAGACGCTTGTGCATCTTTCCGGCGCACGCGGTTCACAGACCGGCACTGACTGGACCATTCCGCTGCAATCCGCGGCTGACTTCGCAAACATCATGGTTAACCCCGTGATGGCACCAACCTATAACCGGCATTTCGTGGTTAACGGTGCGAATCTGACCAAGGGCGGACTGCAACTAGGCTCGATTGTGTCTACCGACCTGTTCAAGCTCGTGCACCTGGACGCACTCAGGAAGCGTATCGACGACATGGACCAGCCTTTGCAGTCCGTGAAGCTGACCGGGGACCGTGCGGCGCAAACCTCAAAAATGTGGGTATTCCTGGCGACACCGAACCAGTATTCACAGCTCTTGCAAGAGGGTTCACTTCGCGCCTTCCAGCAAAACGCCGTGAACCGTTCGGCCTACCTTGACACCCGCCATCCGTTGTTTGCCGGCGAGGTCGGAATGTGGAACGGAATTCTCGTTATCAAGAACGAGCGTGCTGTGCGCTTCATGCCGGGGGAATCTACCCAGGTTGTGCTGGCAGCGGATGCGGCAACCGCCAACGAAACCCCGCAAACCGTGAATGCGGCGCTGACTTCGGGTTACGCCGTGGAACGCGGGTTGCTGTTGGGTGCGCAAGCCCTGGCAGTCGCTTACGGCAAGACGAAGGTAAGCGGGATCCAGTACGGCTGGAAAGAACGCTGGTACAACTTTGAGTCGAATCTGGAACTCATGGGCGAAAAAGTGTGCGGGAAGATCAAGGTGCGGCTCAGTGTTGACGATGGCACCGGCCAGAAAGTGCCCACGGACTTTGGCGTAATCGCTGTTGACTCGGCAGTGCCCCTGTAAACCGTAACCACAATCGAACCGACAAGCGGGCATAGCCCGTTTTTTTTCGTCTTTAAGAAGGAGTTTCAACATGGCTTCGCATAACGCACCTGATCTAAACACCAAGCCGCAGCACATGGGCGAGTTTGGTAACGTCGTGGTGGGGGTGGGCAGCGTCACCCCTACTGCCGGCGCACTGGCGGACGTCTACCGTCCTATCGCCATCCCTGGCGGCTGGCTGGTTACGGACGTCGATATCCTCTTCCCTGACATGGACACGGGCGGCTCGGCCTTCGCGGTCAAGATCGGTTATGAGCCGGTCAATTCCGCCGATGGTCCGGTAGCGGACGATGATTATTTCTCCGTGGCCAACACGTTCCTGACCGGCACTGCGGGCAGGCGTCAACTGGTATTCAAGCCCATCAAGTTTGAACGCCCGGTTTATCTCACGATGACGGTAACGGTAGCGGCAACCACGTTCGTTTCCGGCGAGCTGACGGCAATCGTCAAGGGTGACGGCGTGGGTATCAAGTAACGGCTGCATTGTTCCCGTGGTCTCCTAGACCGATGCACCACGGGGACATTTCAGAGGGGGCGGTTCCTGACGGTTCCGCCCCTTTTTTAATTCACTTAGAGAGCTAAAACGATGCCACGAGTTAGATATATCGGAAACAACGTCAAAACCGACAGCATTGCGGGCGTCGGCTTGCAGTGGGCGCCCGGACAGGTGCGCGATGTGACGGCTACAGTCGCGGCGCATCTGCTTTCCTACACCGATACCTGGGTACCGGAGAGCGAGCCCGAAGGTACGCCGGCAGAAGCACTCAAGGAGCACGCGGAAGAGCCCATCGGCTTCCGGGAGGAAGAGAAACGCGCTGAAGAGCCCCTTGCCGTGGTGGATTTTCATTCGATGACCAAGGATGCGATGCAGAAGTACGCAAAGCAGCATTGGAACATGACGCTGGACAAGAAAATGTCGGAAAGCCACACGCGCGAGACCATAATCAAGGAGCACTCGAAACGCGAAATGGAAGATAAGGACATTTAATAATGCCCTTCGATTATCAATACCTCGTCGATTTGGCACGGGTACCGCTCAACGACGCGGACAAGGCGCGGTACCCCGATGAAACCCTGCTGCTGTTTGCAAATCAGGCGATTCTACAGGTGCTAAAACGCCGCCCTGATCTTTTCATAGGGCAGTTCGCAAGCCCGCCAACAGGACAGGCGGCACTCACCGATACGTTTCCCCTTCCGCCTGAATACGCTCAGACCGTAGCGGATTACGTGACCGGACGTGCGGACATGACCGATGACGAGCACGCGAGCTCCGGGCGTGCCATTGCCTACGCGCAATTGTTCGGTGCGGAGGCGCCAGCATGAAGCTGTGGAGCGATTTCTACGACCTGTTGCTACCAGACGCACCCGGGTGCCCCTTGGTCGCGGCGGGTTTTGCCGTCAGACAGAGCGCGATCGCTTTCTGCGAGCAGTCGCTTGCATGGCGATATGTGCATCCAGACATTGCGGTATTGGCCGGTACCGCCGAATACGCGTTCATCCCGCTTACCGGCGCGGCGGTGCATACCATTATCTATGCGGAGCTCGACGGCAAGCAGATCAGGAGCGACGTGGGCGAGGGGGATATCAAGATAAACGACTGGCGCAACACCCCTGGCGTGCCGGAATACGTGCTGAGCGGTAGCACTTCGATGCGACTGGTACCTGAGCCCAATGCCAGCCACACGCTGAAGCTGATCGTGGCGCTGAAGCCCACGTTTGACGCCACCGGAATCGACGACGAAATCTTTGCCGAGTACCGCGAGGCGATTATCCACGGCGCCCTGGCCAAGCTGATGCTATCGCCCAAGAAACCCTATTCAAACCCGACCCTCGCACAGTTCCATCAGCAGCAATCTGTGATCAAGACTGGCCAAGCAGGGATAAAAGTAGCGCGCAACTTCACGCGTGCGCCGTTGCAGACCGCAATCATGAGAAGGGATGGAAGATGATCATCTTGTACGTTGACAAAACGGTACGGGGCTATCGCTATGGCCGGGGCAATATCATCGAACTGGCGCCGATTGAAGAGGCATTGCTGATCGAGCGCGGCGAGGCCGAGGCTTTCAGCGTGGCGCCGGATTTAAGCGCCCTGTTGGCCAAGATAAACAACTTGGCCGATGTGCCGGATCCGGTTGCCGCAAGGGAGAGCCTGGGATTAGGCGCACTGGCGGTGCTGGACGCTGCCACTTTCACTACCGTTAGCGGGGCGATACGCACCATCCAGGCGCGGCTGCTGGAGGATTTGAGCGTCAAGGACTTGGGCGCGGTAGGCGATGGCGTGACCGACGACTACGCGGCCTTTCAGGCGGCACATGATCTCCTGTCGAGCGTAACATCCAGCGTGGGCGGGCAGATTCGCATCCCCCCAGGCGTCTATTACCTGTCCGATACATGGAAAATCTCAAAGCGCGTGACGATTCGCGGCTCAAACGCCGGGGATCAGGTGACGACCGGGGCAACAAGGCTGCTTTTCGCGGCTGACAAAACGGGAATTCGCTTCTACAGCTTGGTAGAGTCGCCAACCGGGACCGGCGGCGACTATTCGCGCCTCGAAGGCGTCAACATGACTGCCGTGTCCAAGGCCGCATCGGGCAACGGCATTTGGGCTACCTGTGTTGTGAAGGTGCAGTACTGCGTCGTGCGCAGCTTCCAGGGCCATGGCATTTACATCAACGGGCAGACCGGCACGGGCGCTACCGGCATTGCCGATGCCTGGGAAGTGCGCAATACCCGCATCCAATCCTGCGGTGGAGATGGCCTGCGAGTTATCGGCAATGACAGCAACGTGGGCGTGGCGGAAATGGTGGAGACCACGCTCAACGGCGGCTACGGGTACTACGACAACGCCTCCTACTGCAATACCTACATCGCGTGCCAAGCATCAGGCAATGTCGCTGGCGCGTACTACAACCGCAACGGCGTGGGACTCGGCGGGGTTTATATCGGTTGCTATACCGAGAGCGGCGGACTCTCCAATTTCGATCCGAGCGTACTCGTCTTGGGCGGGGTGATGAATGCCTTTACCGGCCAGTTCATCTATCCGGGCTCAACCGGGCTGACCCTGAACGCAGCAACCGGAAGCCGGCACATATTTGCCAGGGCAGGGGTAGAGATTGCGCGAATCGAAACCACCAACAAACTAACCGGACTGGCCGGCGCGAAGTGGTCAGGCGGCGTGACCGACTACACGGACATGGGTGCGAACTTGTTCGCCTTCGTTACCAGCGTAACGAGTTCGCAGGACCGGATGCGGTTCGACAACCCAAACGGGCGCGTAGGTTCTATTTCCACAAATGCCTCGGCTACCGTCTATAGCACTTCATCCGATGTGCGGATGAAGGAAAACGTGGTTGATGCGCCTGACGCGGGCGCGGATATTGATGCGGTGCGGGTCGTTTCCTTCAACTGGAAGAGTACCGGCGAGTTGCAGAAATATGGCGTCATTGCGCAGGAATTGATCCAAGCATTCCCAGGCGCGGTGAGTGCCGGGGATGAGGGCGAGGAAGTCGATCAGGCGTGGGGCGTGGACTACAGCAAGCTCGTGCCGATGCTGGTCAAGGAGATTCAGGATTTAAGGGCGCGGGTTCAGTCGATAGAGGCGGGGACATAGATGCTTAGATTTGCAAATTTCGGCAAGTCGCCGGTGGCTTCCGCGCCAAGCGGCACGACCGGCTTGAGTTTCACGGTCGAGGCGGGGAAGGGGCTACTCTTCCCCTCTCTTGGCACGGGCGATTACTTCTACGGGATTTTCAAGGACGCGTCGGGCAACCGCGAGATTGTGAAGGTAGAGGCGCGTGCCGTGGATTCCATGACCATCGCGGTAGGCGGGCGCGGACTGGATGGAACCGCGGCGCGTACCTGGGCGGCGGGAGATTACTTTGTCGCCGGGTTGGTCAACGTGGCGCTAGAGGAATCATTGTCGAACCCCAACCTGATAGCACTTGGGGGGTTGCCTTCGGCGGCGGACAAACTGCCCTACTTCACGGGGAGCGGGACGGCGACGGTGACTGACTTAACCGCATTTGCCCGGACCCTGCTCGATGATGCGAACGCGGCGGCGGCGTTGACGACCCTTGGCATTCCGGCTGCAATCGCGGCCTATTTCCCAAGCGGGACCGCGATGCTGTTCTGTCAGGCTGCGGCACCTGCCGGGTGGACGCAATCCGTCACCCACAATAACAAGGCGCTGCGCATCGTCTCTGGGGCAGGCGGCGGGGCTGGCGGGTCGGTGGCATTCACTACTGCGTTCGCATCGCAGCCGGTCACGGGTTCCAATAGCGCCGTCACGCTGGACTCGACCCAGATACCGAGCCACACGCATACGGCACGGCACAACGATGGCGCGGGGTCTGTTGCTACGGGCGGGTCGTGGGTTAATTCAGTCGGCAATATCCTCGGCACTTCAACAGGGGCAACGGGTGGCGGTTTGTCGCACAACCACTCTTTCACCGGCAGCAATATAAATCTCGCTGTGCAGTATGTGGACATAATCATGGCGACAAAAGACTGATGGAAACGCGCATAGCCGATTGTCCGTTAGGGGCAAGGTGCGAAGAGGTCAAGAACGTCGATGGCAGGCCGGTTCTTTATCGCTGCCCCTGGTATGTGCAGATACATGGCACCGATGTAAACACAGGGGCGGAAGCGAACAATTGGGGTTGCGCAATTGCATGGATGCCCGCGCTCATGATCAACACAGCCAACGAGGCACGCAAGAACGTGGCGGCCACCGAGTCATTCAGGAATGAAATGATGAATCAAAACGAACAGACGCAGAAAGCCATGCTGCTTGCGGCGGTGCTGGAGGGGAAATGCGAGTAACGATCATAAAAGATGACAGCGTTGTGGGCGTGGATGGCGTTTTCCGTCTCGTTGACCTGTCGGGAATGCCTGCGGGAATCAGGGCGATGCAGTGGGACGGCACGCAGGGGCATAGGGAGTATTACGACGGCGCAATAGCGAACACCACCATCGTGTCGATAGCCTCGATCCAGTCGTTCATAGACCTTTGGACGGCAGCAGCCCCTCCGGCTGCGCCCGCGCCGACCACGCAGGAGCTCATCGCAGCCGCACATGCCCGCATCAACCGTGCTTATGAAGCAGCGGTCAACGCGCTGACGGTGGGTTATCCCGATACCGAGATAGCGTCATGGCCGAAACAAGAGGGAGAGGCGCGGGCGTTCCTGGCCGACAACAACGCAGCGACACCGTGGATAGATGGGGCGGCTGCTTCACGCGGGCTTACCAAGGCGCAATTGGTTGCGCTGATCATCGGCAATGCCGACGCCCTGGCGCCCCTTCATGGCGGACTGACAGGAAAGCGCCAAAGCCTCAGGGACGCGATAGACGCCCTGGGCGAAGCGCCAACCCAGGAGCAACTCGACGCGATTCAATGGTAGCCGTTTAAACGCACACACAGGCCGCTTATGCGGCCTTTTTCATTTGGAGAATCGCAATGACCAAGTTTCAACGGGAAAGACAGGCGCTACTTGACGCGAACAGCAAGGCGGACAAGAAGGCCGATGAGATTGTGGATCAGGGCATTTCCATTTTTCAGAAGCTCAAGGATACGAAATGGACCGCGGCCGGGCTTTTCGCCGGAAGCGCCGCCCTCCTCTACTTTATTTTCAGATAGGCCATGGAAAAAGAGGCGGACGCCACCGAGAGCGCGGAAAAGAAAGGCGGGATGCACTTGCCCGCGTGGGCGGTGGAATGGGGCAGAAAGCTGTTGCCCTACCTGCTTATCGGGATCGTGACAGCGGGTTTCAAACTCTACTACGATAATATCAGCAATATCAAGGACATAAGTAGAAACACGTGGTGGAACCAGGAGCAGGACAAAGCCCGCGAACGCACTGATGACCGGGTTTCGAGGCTGGAGTCGCGCCAGGATCGTTCAGAAGAAACCGATGCCGAGTTTCACAGCGAAATGCGGGAAAAGATGGACCGGCTTTTAAGGGCATACAAACGATGAGAGTGTTGATCCTGCTGACGCTCATCGCCGCATGTGCCAATCAGCCGAAGGCACCGGACCCGCCAATACCGAAAACAACCCAGGAAATACCCGAAACACCCGAAACACCCGAAACACCGGATAAGCCGCGCAAGAAGCCGCCCGCACCGCCACCGCAAAAGCCGCCTGTCGTGATTGTCGTGCCAGCGGCAGCGTGCTTGCCACCGGCAAAGAATGACAAGAAAGAGATTCTTCAGGGCTTGGACTGCCTGATCAAGATTGAAGAACTTAAACCCTGATGGAGTTGGTGCTTTCCATGTCTCTTGAAACCGCACAAGTAGCCTTCCGAGTGGCCGTTGCCACCATCGCCATTACCGGCTCTACCGTTGTAGGGCTGGCACTCGATGAAAAATACGTGGGTGAAGCCATGATTCCGGTCAAGGGTGACAAGTGGACGAATGGCTACGGCACCACGACAGGCGTAAAGAAGGGCGACAAAACCACGCCAGAGCGTGCCTTGGTGCGACTGATGGGCGACCTTGAGGACATATACGCGGCGGGTATACGCAAATGCGTTACCGTGCCCTTGTACCCGCATGAGTTCCAGGCATATTTGCGACTCACATATAACGTAGGGGTGCCCACCTTTTGCCGCAAGGCAAAGCCGGATCCAGTGACCGGCAAGATAGAACCTAACCTGATCGACTTGATTAATACCAAGCGGTACGCCGAGGCTTGCGTGCGCATCGAGGCGTTCAAGTACGGGCCGGGGCGCGTGGTCTATCCGGGACTCGTCAAACGCCGTGCGGAAGAGCGCAGGATTTGCGAGGGGCGGGCGTGAGCGCCGTTCGTATCGCCGGATTCTCCGGCGTAGTCCCCAGGCTGGCCAAGCAGTTGCTTGCGCCGAATCAGGCGCAGATAGCCACCAATGCGATATTGACCTCCGGCGACCTTCGCCCCAGGAACGGACCCCTGCTGATCTTCAATCCCATTATCGAGAACGATATCGTCTCGATGTTCAGGATGGAGAAGGACGGCAACGAGAAGTGGCTGGCGTGGGATAAGGACGTCGACGTCGCACGCTCGCCAATCGCGGCCAATACCGAACGGCGTTTCTACTACACCGGCGATGGCGAGCCGCGTGTATCGGAGTTTGACATGGCAACCGCGGGGGTTGGTCCCTATCCCGCGGCAAGCTACGTGTTAGGCGTTTCCCCTCCGGTCAATAAGGCAGTGGTAGCGCCAACGGGCGGCGCCGGCGCGGACGTGACAAGGATCTACGTTTATACCTTTGTCACCGCCTGGGGGGAAGAATCCGCCCCATCGCCTGATTCCGTGCTGACAACCGGCAAGACGGACGGCACCTGGGACATATCCGGCATAGATTCGCCGCCGTTGAATTCCGGTACCGTCACCAACGCGGTCAAGGACTCGCCAAGCGTGGGTTATGTGACCGTAACGCTCAATAGCGTTTATGGCATACGAGCTCACGAGGAAATCACCTTTGACGCGGTAGCGGGCATGACTGACATTAACGGTACCTTTCCGCTTGTCAGCGTGGATCCGGGTACCAATACCGTCGTGCTGCTGCTATCCACTACCCAAACTTACACGGCGGGCGGCACCTGGGACCGCGTTGCGCCGCACAACACCTCGAGCATGACCAAGCGGATATACCGCACGCTCACCACTGCAAGCGGTACCGAGTACCACTATGTCGTTACCTTGGCCGGGACAGCCTCAACTTACAGCGACACGATGAGCGACGAGGATATCGCCCTGGCTGAAGTATTGCCTTCGGCCAAGTGGCTGATGCCACCGGCGAACATGAAGGGCATTGTGATTCTGCCAAACGGGATTGCGTGCGGGTTCTTCGGCAACGAGGTTTGTTTTGCCGAACCGTTCAAGCCCTACGCGTGGCCGGCGGCTTACCGACAACCGTACGACCAGGACATAGTTGCAATCGGGATCACGGGCACTACTCTCGTGGGAATGACGGAAGGCAACCCTTTCACGATCACGGGCGTTGAACCCGTGACGATGGGCGGCGGTATGGAAAAGCTCGCCGTGGCGTGGCCGTGCATGAGCAAGCGGGGCGTGGCGAGTTTTGCCTTCGGCGTTGGGTACCCGGCGCCCCAGGGTCTAGTCATCATCGGCATGAGCAGCGACGTGGTAACAAAAGACCTGTTCACGCAAAAGGAATGGGCGGAACTCAACCCGGCGACGTTCATTGCCGCCACTGGCGATAACCGTTACTACGCGGGGCATGAGGTCGCCGGCAGTTCGCTCATGTTCGTCATCGACAAGGCGGAAGCCGCATCCTTCATTACCGTGAACCAGGGCATTACAGCGATATGGACGGACCCGGCAACGGGCAAGCTGTACGTTGCTATCAACAAGAAAATCTACCAGTGGGAGGGCGATGTAGGCACCAAGCTCGCCTATGAGTGGCGCAGCAAGCAATTTGTCTATCCGTTGCCCATCAACTATGGCGCCGCCAAGATCGACGCGGATTTTGGCATGACGGAAGCCGAACAGGAGGCAACCCAGGCAACGTATGACGCCGCAATCGCAGCCAATCAGGCAATGATTACGGGCGATGCAATGAATGACGGCCTTGCGGACCCGTATCTCGGTGAATACGAGATAGGCGGGGATGCCTTGCCAGTGATTCCGGCACTCGTCATCGACTCCCTGCAGTTCCAGCTATGGACAGATGGCCGACTCAGGTACACGAAACAGGTAGAGAACACGCGCGGCTTCCGGCTTCCTGCTGGCTACAAGTCAGACAACGCGGAGATTGTGCTATCGGGCAACGTCAAGGTAGCGGGCGTAGTGATTGCCGAGACTATGGACGGCCTGAAAAGCGCATAGCACAAAAGGCGCCGGGTGAATAGGGTGAGGGGGTTCACCCCCAAGGGATCAGAGGGGTTCAACCCTTCTCGAACACCGCATGAACAGGCGTTCCAGGGGTTCACCCCATAGGACGCCGGCATTTGGCTGACAACTATACATATCGAGGCTGACATGTATAGAAAACCGGACATTCCTATACATATTTTTTGTTGCAGTGGGGAAAGTGGGAAAAGTGGGAAACGAGCAAATACGCCATTCCCCACCAGTTTCCCACCAGTTTCCCACCAGTTTCCCACCAGCCGCCACAAGCGGCTTTTTTCATTCAGGCGCACATGGCTAATATTTACGTTCGCTCATCCGATGGCGATAACGCCGACTCCGGGGCGAGTTGGGCGCTGGCAAAGGCCACGCTTGCGGGAGCTGCTGCAATTGCGGTAGCAGGTGACACAATATATGTCTCGTCAGCGCATTCCGAGACGACCGCAGCCGCCATTGCCTTGACGTTCGCCAGCACGCTTGGCAACCCGGTCAGGATTCTGTCGGTCGATGACTCAGCCGAGCCGCCCACGGCGCTGCTGGCCGGTGCCACCATCGCCACTACCGGCGCATCGAACATCACCACGTCGGGTTTCATCTACTGCGACGGCCTGCGCTTTCTATGCGGCGATGGTGCGAGTCTTGCGCAGATCCTTCTCGCCAACAACACCAACAACCTTCACAGATACCGGAACTGTTTTTTCTCGTTGCGAAGCACGATCACGACGGCGCACATTTATCCGGTCAACTCATCATCGAGTTTGGGCGCAATTGCGGTGTGGGAAAACTGCACATTGAGCTTTGGCTCCAATGGGAATCGGCTGAAAATCCTCAATGGCAGGTTTTATTGGAACGGTGGCGGGGTAACGTCAGTAACCGGAACCCCGGCATATCTTGTTGACCCCGGCGTGAATGTGACCATGCACTACGCCGAACTGAGCAACCTGGACCTGAGCGCCATCCCCACCACAACCAATCTGGTTGCGGTTGCAGGGGTGGGGATTACACGATTCAACGCCTGCAAACTCCCGGCAAGCTGGACCGGCAGTATTGCATCGGGCACAAAAGTGGCCGGTGCGCGGGTAGAAGCATTCAATACCGATTCGGGCGATACCAATTACGGCGCGTGGATCGAGGATGGCTATGGGTCCATCCGGCAACATGCAACGCTCTACCTGTCCGGGACCAATGGCATAAAGCACAACGGCGCTGTCGTGCCCCTTTCCTACAAGATGACGGCGGAAAGTACCGCCACTTACCCCTTCGGCCTTCTTGAAGGTATCTGGCGGGTATTCGTCAACGAATCCACTGCCTCCCAAACCATCACCCTTGAAGTTATCCACAACGACGCGGCGGCACTGACGGATGCGGATATATGGCTGGAAGCGGACTACCCGGCAGCAAGCGGCAGCACCCTGTTCACGCGCCTGACTGATGCCAAGGTAGACATTCTTGCGACCGCAACCGCGCAGGCCACATCGACAGCCGATTGGGACGATGGGCTGACAGAACGGGCGAATAGCACCGCTTACACCTTGGGCAATCTCATCAAATCTTCCGGCACTCCCGGCAGCGCCTTTATCTGCACGGTGGCGGGCACCAGTGCGGCCAGCGTTCCAGCGGGATACACAGGCGCAGCCGATGGCGATGCGATCACGGATGGCACCGCGACCTTCAAGGCCATGCGCAGGCAGAAGTTGACTGTGACCCTCACGGCGGCAGAGCAGGGAATTATCCGGGTGCGGCCAGTGCTGGCGAAGGCAAGCGCCATTGTTTACACAGCGGCCAAGCTGGCGGTGGCGTAATGGACCGTCAATGGATCGTGGACGGTGCATTGATTCAGGAACACAGCACGCACCAGTACGTCGCAGAGGGCGTGCTTATTCAGGACACGGCCATCGCGTTCAATGTCGCGTGGGCGCGGAATGCAAACGCAATAATCACCACCGGGACGGTTAAATGAGGAAGAACGGGGCGGGGCAGATTGTAGGCGCTCAAATGAGTTCGTCCATGGACGGATCAGACTTTACCGGCGCGGTAACGTGCTACGTGACCGGCGATGGCGGCACGCAGGCGGCAGGTTCGGTAGGGTCCGGCGCGTGTGTTCACGAGGGCAATGGATTCCATACCTACGCGCCCGCGCAGGCCGAGACCAACTATGACCATGTGGCTTTCACTTTTAAAGCGGCTGGCGCGGTAACGGCAACCATTCAGGTTTACCCGAATTTCCCGCAGACGGTAGACATTCAGACCCGGCTTCCTGCGGCGCTGGTTGGCGGGCGCATGGATAGCAACCTGTCCGCCATCGACAACTCCGCAACAACGCTTGCAGCCTTCACGCGTGCCGTCAAAACCAACGTCATCGGCACCGTAGGGGTGGGTTCCACCCCTACGAGCATTGTCACCGCATCGTTGACGCCTGCCGGTTCCGTGGCCGACCAGTTCAAGGGTCTTTTGATCAAATTCGCGGACGACACGACCACGGCGGCATTGAGAGGCCAGGGCACGACGATCACCACCAACACCGCATCGGCCACCCCTACATTCACCTGTACGGCGCTTACGACCCCGCCGGTAGCGGGCGATTCCTTCGTCCTGCTGTAAATGGCGATCACACGGGCAGGATCGAGCGGCTTTGCAGCAAGGCCGCAAGGCAGCTTCGCCGGTAAAGGCGTAGTCGTCGACGTATTCTTGCCCGAAACCGGCCCAACGACAGGCAAGAAGCCGGGGATTCCGGCAGACGCGCCGGCATGGCTCAAGACCATGTTGGAAATATTGACCGGACGGCGCGGCAACCAGATTGCGATCCCTGCGCCGCGCGTGCTCACCTTTTCCGCAGTGCCGACAAAAGAAGAATGCGAAGCCCTCTATGCCTTGGTCAACGAGGTCCGGGATACACAAGCAAAAATCATTACGAGGTTCGATTCGTGAACGAAAGATTAGTGAAACTGCTTCTGGACAATTTCGGCAAGCCAATCACCGATGTTGTGGCGGCTGACATTTGCTTTGCGGCGGCGCAGCTTTCAACGCTGGTACCGCCCGAACACATCGCCATGCTTCCCCGCGAATACCGGAAGGACGCTGTATTCGGCGTGGAGCGGATGGAGGACATTGCCGCCGAAGTAAAGCCGCTACACCTGGAACACTGGAGGGAAACCGAAGTACACCGGCACGGGCTCACCTTCAACATGGATTACGAGACGCTTATCCGCTACGAACAGGCGGGGCGCTTTGTCCTGTTCACGCTCAGAAGCGGCGGCGGAATGCTGGTAGGCAATTGCGGGATGTACCTGGACCGCAGCGTACATACCCAAACCTTGATTGCAACCGAGGACACGCTCTATTTATTGCCGGAAGCGCGACGTGGCAGGACCGCCGTGATGTTCGTGAAATACGTGGAGGACTCGCTGCGCAAGTTGGGCGTGAAGGAGATTGATATCACCGTCAAGACAGTGAACAAGGCAGCGCGATTTTTCACGATGCTCGGATACAAGCATGTCGAAAACGGATTAACCAAAGTACTGGAGGCAGAAAATGTGCAGCAAGAAACCGCCTAAACCCGACCCGCTCATTGGAGAAGCCGCAAGAGATAACGCCGCTCTCGCCAGGGAACAGCACGAGCTCGCCAAGGAACAGCTTGCCTGGGAGAAGGACCGCGCCATCAAGCAGGATCCGCTCATCGAGAAAGTGGTTAACCAGCAGATTGCAAGCGGAGACGCCAACGCGGCGCGCGCGGAATCGCAATGGCAGATATACCGAGACCTGTTCGCCCCTATCGAGGAGCGCATGGTCAAGGATGCCAACGAATTCGACTCGCCGGAGCGCAAATCGCGCATGGCAGCGGAAGCCGGCGCGGACGTGGGGAGAGGCTACGACGCCGCGGCAGATACGAACCAGCGGCAGATGGAGCGCATGGGCATTAACCCGAACTCCGGGCGGTTTCAGGCAATGAACAACGAAATGAGCATCAACCGCGCCAAGGATACGGCGGGCGCCATGAACAAGGCACGGCGCGACACTGAGCTCCTGGGCATGTCGCAACGGCAAAGCGCGGCAAACTTCGGGCGAAATATGCCCAATACCGGGCTTGCCGCGGATTCGGCCGCATTGACTGGCGGGAGCAACGCCATAGGCAACCTGAACGCGGGCAACGCGGCCAGGAACGCCAGCATGAACACCGCTCAGAACTGGTTCGGCGGGTCTCAGGGCGCCAACAGCAGCGCCGCCAATATCATGAACGCGCAGTACGGCAACCAGCTTAACGCCTGGAATCAGAACGAGCAGAACAAGGCCGCATCCATGTCGGGGCTCGGTTCGCTGGCCGGCATGGGCGCGGCAATGCTCATGCGCAAGGGCGGCGTGATCAGGAACAACAGGCCGCACAGGCCGGCGTATTCAAAGCCGCGCTACAACTATGCCGCGGGCGGTCTCGTTCGGGGACCGGGCACGGGTACCAGCGATTCCATTCCGGCAGTCATCGAGGGCGTGCAACCGGCGCGGCTATCGAACGGAGAGGCGGTACTGAATGCCGAGGCAGTGCAACTCGTGGGGGAGGATTTCGTGCACCGCATCAACTCAGTGGGGTTGTCGAGCTTGCCACCACGTAACCAGATTCCAGAAGGGGAGGGTTGATCATGAATTTTGGCGCATTCGCGGGCGGAATGGCGGGCGGGCTATCGCAAGGTATGCAGCTTAAGAACATGCAGCAAAGAACCGACATGGCCGGCAAGGAAGCGGACATGAAGGCGGAAGAGCATGGATGGAAAAAGGAAGATCGGGCAAAGATGCAGAATTTTTACGAACGCATGGGCAACGAGATAACGCCCGTGTCGTTTCGAGCCGATGGCGGTACGAACAACTTGACGGCGGCAGCGACTCCCCAATCCTTTGCGCTAAAGCCACTGGCAGAACGCCCCTCGTTCGGCGCGGCACCGGGGGGGCTTGGCGGCAGCGCGATGGGTTCGGCAGTATCAGGCTTGAAGGGCGCAGCATCCGGCTTGATGGGCGCGGGGAAGGGCTTGCTAGGCGGGGCGGCGGGCTTGCTGAGCAAGTTTGCAGATGGCGGAATGGTGGATCTGGACGAAGAGTTTGTGCGCAACACCGGACCAAGCGCAACACAAATGCCGGATCCCCAGGCAATGCAGCAACAGCCGGCACAACCTGCGCAGCAGCAGCCGGCGAGCGCCAAGGAAAACATGATGCGGGCGATGTGGGACGGAAACGCCCTGCAGGATCCAGACAAGCTGACACAGGTGGCGCGTATCGCGCACGAGGAAGGGGTAGGCAACCTTATCGTCCCATGGCTTGAGCAAGCGTACGCGGCCAAGAAAAGCGGCAAGGTGAACGGGGTAATGAAGTTATTGCAGGGAGACGTTGACGGCGCCATTGACGATCTGGCCAAGGGCGGAATGAAGCTGGCGGACCGGCCAACCAAGGTGAACGACGACCCGGAAGATCACAAGTGGAAGATCAACATCGAGGGCTCTGGCGAGCAAGTCATGGACCTGCACCAGTTGCTCGCTACCACGATGGACCCGGACAAGTACCGCGAACACCATTTCAGCCGGAAGGACAAGGACCGGGAACATGGGCTGAAGCAGAATGAAGATGCGCGGAAGGAGCGGGAAACCACGGCTGACGTGGGACTCAAAGGCGCACAAGCCGAGTATTACAAGGGCGCCAAGACGAATGAAGCAATGGCGCGTGCGGGCAAGTACGGGCGCGACGGCAGCGGCAGCGGCACCGCAAAAGAGCACATGGACAGGGTACTCAAGCGCCAGGATGCAACCATAGAAGATTTGAGTTCGGAACAGAACGAATCCGACAACAAATACTATGTGAACCCGAAAAAGCGCCAGATGTATTCAAACCTCGTCCTGGATACGGAAGAGGAATTGACGCGCCGCCTGGGACGTCCCTTGAAGGAAAACGAACACCACAAGATAACCAGTCTGCTTCGCACCGCACCGCTTGGAGACGCCGCAGGCATGGAACAGTGGGGTACCCAGGTATACCGGACATTTGGCGTGCAACCAGCGCAAGGGCAGCAAGCAGGACAAACACCGCCAGCGGGAACGCAACCGCCACCGGGCTCACTGGCCGCAACCGCGCAACCAGCAGCGGCACAGCCACCGGCACCCCCACCGGCAGCGCCGAGACTTGGCGGGCTGGCGGCACTGCAGCAGGAACAGGCTTTGCGCGACAAGATGAACGGGATACAGGCCGCATTGCAGAACCCGAACCTCTCGCCGGAACAGAAACAGCAGCTCGCAATGCAAGCGCAACAAATCGCAACCATGACTGACGCCTACTACAAAGGCCGCTAAATGCCGCTAGAACCCCTCATACCCGAACCCGACGAAGAAGTACGGCGCGACCTGATTCCCCTCCCGAAACCGAGAGACTTCAGCGGCGCACTCGGACAGAAGTACGGTAGCCTCGCCGGCGAACCATCTTCGCTCGGCGGCGAACCAAGAGAGGGCACGTTCGGCGGGTTCCTGGCCAAGAAGTACGGTGCAACGGAAGCACCGGCACAACCGCAGAAAGCACCGAAGGAGGACAGCTATGCGGGGCGTGGCTTCAAGGAATCGTTTCAGCAGATACCGCAGCTAGGGCACGGGCTCAAGGCGATTGCGGGCGCCACCATCGAAGGGATAGCGGGGGAGGGCGGGCTAGGGTCCGCCATGAAGCGATCAGGCGTGGAGGGGTACCAGAAGGCCGGGGATGAAATTGCCAAGAATGCCAAGCCTACCGACTCGTGGAACTACTCGTTTGACAAGGCACAGAAGGACGGCGATACGGACGCCCTGCAAAAGTGGGTGCTTCACGGCATAGGGTACGTTGGCGGGCAGATAGGCCAAACGCTGCTGACGGCTGGCATAGGCGCCGTTGGCGGAAAATTCGTGGCCAGCGTGGCGGCAAAGCAGATTGCCGAGGGGATGGTAGCGAAAGAGGCGGCGAAGATTGCGACCTCCGAAGCGGGCAAGAAACTCGCCCGGGATGAAGTGCAGGAATTGGCAACCAAGGCGGTAGCCAAGAAGTTCGCCACCGTAGGCACGAATGCGGCACTGGCAGGGTCCGCCCTGGGGATGGAAGGCGGCGAGATAGGCGGAGACTTGGCGGCGCAATCGGTAAAGGAAGGGCGCACGCTTACGGGTTCGGAATTGGGCAAGGCGTTTGCCTCAACCCTGGCAGCGGGCGGACTGGAGTTTGTTGGGGACCGCCTGGGACTGGACATACTGCTAGGCAAATCGCCCCTGCTTAAACCGGCAGCGAGCGCACCGGGAGTATCGGGGCGGATCCAGCGGGGCGCGATTGCGGGCACCGCGGCGGCGCCTATCGAGGGCGCTACCGAATTCGGTCAAACCATGATCGAGGAATACGGCAAGGGCAACGACCCGTTTAGTCCCGAAACCATCCACCATGCAAAGGACGCCGGGGCATTGGGCGTATTGGGCGGCGGGCTGGCGGGCGGCGTAGGCGGGTTCATGTCACCGCAACAGCAGGAAGCGGAACAGGCGCCACCGAAACAACCGGACCCCCTTGGATTGCCGCAACTGCCAAACGAGCCGTTTATCGTCTTTCCAGACGGAACGACAGGCACGCGCCGACAAGCCGACGAATACATCAACGGACTGCCACCGGAGCAGCAACCAGCGGCACGCGCGAAGCTGATGGGACTCGGACCGCAGGACGCGACCATTAACGGCAAACCGGCGCGGCAACAGTCAAACGCAACGCTCAATTACGTGCTCAAGCGGGGCGGATTGCGGGCACAGGCGGCGGCGGAAGCAGAGCTGAAACGACGCGCAGCGGAAGGCGTGGATCCCGAAGTTGCGGACGCGCCGGAAACCACGGCGGAAGCAGTCTCTACAATCATCGCTACAGGCCGCGAGAAGGCCGCAGAGATACACGCGGGCGCAGATGGTACCCAAGTACCGGATGAGCCAACGCCGGAGCCTGTAGGCACGCTCAACGCGCAGATGGCGGCATTTGCAGAGGGGAGAAAGCCGGGAGTATTGCTGACGCCTGGGGAACCCATGCCTACCAGCTTGCCACCGGACGCGAAAACGGCGGGGATACCCGGACACGGCACGCTCATCTACCGCGACGATGCAACCCTGCAAGCAGCTCTAAACGGTCAACTCGGTACTGCCCTGGGCTACGGCATAGACGAGAAACCGAACAGCACGCTCGCAGTGACCGCACGCGATGCGAACGGTACTGTGATCCAGGATGTGCTCACGGACGGCAGCGAGGACGTGAACAAGGCAGCGGCCACCGTTGCCGGTCCAGATGGGACGGTAGAGGTAAGGCCGGCAGCGGAAGCAATGGCGGAGCGTGAGCAAGCCAAGGCACCCCGCTTCAAGGTTAACGCCAAGATCAGCCCGGATCACAACCCCATAGAGGAATCATTGCGGGCCAGGGTGGAGGATGCCCTCAACAATCACCCGGATTCGTACCACCTCTCTAAAGATGGCTTTATAGGCTTGCCCAAGAAGGAAGGTAACAACGCGGGCGGTTCGTTCAAGGTCGAGGCTGACGGCAGCGTACGGATGTTCAGGGACAACGGTTTTGGTTTTAACAACACCATGACCAATGCCAGCATAGAAAAGACGCTGAAGCAATGGCTGAAGGACGTTGATGAGAAGAAAACATCAGTAAGTCAGGCCAGACTTACGGAGAATGTGAGTAAGTCAGGCCAGACGCCACACGACGAGGACAGGGCGGCACTGGTAGCAAAAGACCCGAACACGCAATTCAAGGTCAACAGTATCGTAGCTTTGACCGGCCAGCATGAAATCAGCGAGGACTTGCGCGCAAGGGTTGAGCACGCCCTGAACAATTCGCGTGATTCGTACGAGGTTGTCCATGACCGTATAAGGCTGCTTCCGGCTAAAGACAGGTTCGGCGGGCAGGGTGAATTCCTGGTCAAGGAGGACGGAACGGTTTGGCTTCTCGGGGATGATGACCATCGGTGGGGATCAACCATGAGCCAAGCCAGCGTGAACAAGACGCTCAAGGATTGGCTGAAAGACGTCGACGCAAAGAAGAGCGCACCACAAAAGCCACAAAAGCCACAAAAGCCTGATACCCCTGATACCCCTGAAACCCTTGGAGTAGACGACAAGGAACTAGCGAAGATCGTCCAGGAGTTCAACAGCCGCCAGGAGGCGATGTTCGAGGACGAACAGGCAGTAACGAACATATTTGTCGGACCCACGAAAAAGGAAATCGTACGGCTGGCAGACAAGGCAAAGGTCTATCACAAGGATCACGGCTGGATGACGCCAGCGGAAGCGAAAGAGCGGATAGCGGAATGGAAGGCTCACGCGCAAGCGCAGGGAAAGGACCAAGCCATACGCAGCGAGAACAGCCAGAAGGTTGTGCTATCCCTGTTTGACTTGACCGGCGAATGGTCAAAGCCGTGGGAAGAGGCGGGCTATCAGGTCTATCGCTTCGATATCCAGAACGACGCCGAAACCGGCGATGTGAATAACTTCTCATCGGAATTCTTCTCTGACTGGTTCGGGGATTTCGAGGGACAGGACATATACGCCATTCTTGCCGCGTGCCCGTGCACTGACTTTGCCGGATCCGGGGCGCGTCACTTCGCCGCAAAGGATGATGACGGCCGCACCGTGGCCAGCGTCAAGCTGGTTCATAAAACCCTTGCAACCATCGAGCACTTCAAGCCCTCCTTATGGGCACTGGAAAACCCGGTAGGCCGCATCGAGAACCTGGGCGGGCTTCCACCGTGGCGCCTCTCGTTCGATCCTAACCACCTTGGCGATCCCTACACGAAAAAGACGCTGATATGGGGACGCTTCAACGGCGATCTTCCCGTGGCGCCGGTAGAGCCGACTGAAGGCTCAAAGATGCACAGCCAATACGGCGGCAAGAGCATTGCCACCAAGAACGCACGCTCTGTCACGCCCGAAGGGTTCAGCTATGGATTTTTCATGGCGAACAATGCGCACGACCACCGGGCGATGGCGATAGCGAACAAGTACGACAGGCTGGATCCTGCCCTTATCGAGCAAGCAGTCAATGCGGGCGTGACGGAGCAACAAATCAACGATGCGGTAGAAGATTTCTACTACATGGACCTGGACGATGACGCCGCAAACCAGGCTATCGGGGACTTGATTGCATCGCCGCCAGCCAAGGCAAAGCCCAAGCAGTACGACGCCTACAAAAAGGCTATCCAGGATGCCAAGGGCGATATTCCCGCAGGGATGCGCCAGCAGATTGAAATGGATATCCGGCTTGAAGATGGCGAAGCAGAGAGTTTGCTTCTCATTGCCGACAGCCTGAAGGCCAAAAAGCCCTCTACCGATGTGGCCGTATCGAACAAGAAGGAGGAACCAAAGCAAACGCTGGTAGCGGATGACTTCACTTCCGACGAGCTTATATCCCTCTTCGGGCGCTATACCCGGCAACGGCTGGACTTCTCGACCAGCAAGCAGGACGGCAAAACCCTCGTCAAGCACGACGGCAAGGTGCTTGTGATAACGGATGGTCCCGCAACGTCCAGCAAGGTAGTGGTGGAGTTAGGCAAAAAGCTGGTTGCCACCCTGCGCAGCGAGGGCAAGACGGTACAGCACGACGTTAACAAAATGTCGCTGGATGAATTCTCAATCGCCTATGCACTGCAGGGGATACTCAAGGATTTCGAGGTTTCCGGCGAAGAAATCGGCACGGTTATCAAGCCTGGGGTTGGCGGCACACTTACCGTCGACGTGGAAGAGCTCTACAAGAAGGTAAGGAAACAGGCCGACGAACAGGCGCCTCCCGCGCCAACGGAAGAACCGAACCTGAAAGCCGCAAGGGACTTGCTGGCAGAGCG